CCCTAGCATTCACCATAACGGCGCGCTACACTCGCGCCCCATGCTTGCCTTTGATCGCTCAGTATTAGATCGTGATGTGATTGCGCTGGATCGTGCAAGCGCGCGTACGTTTGACGCTGATGGCCGTATGCATGTCGCGCAATGTCGTATCTCGAAGGCTAATGTATGCCCCTATTACGGCCGCGAAATACCTAACGCGCAGGCGCTCGGCCTTGATGCCAACAAGATTTACATGCTCTACCGCCATCCGGCGGAACTTGAGAAAGCCGCGCCGACGTTTCGCAACTTGCAATTGATGATGGTTCACAAAGGGGTCAACGCAAAAGACCCCAAAATTGAATCAACTGTTGGCACTGTGGGCAACGTTGCCTTCGATGGTACATATCTCGTAGCCGATCAATTGACGGTGTGGACGCAAGACGGGATCAAGCTGATCGAAACCGAACAAGCGGCCGAGTTGTCGGCGAGTTATCGGTACAAAGCCGCCATGACACCAGGGGTCACGCCCGAGGGTGTTGCATTTGATGGCGTAATGCGCGACATTATGGGAAACCACGTCGCATTGGTTAGAGAGGGCCGCGCCGGTCCTGACGTTTATGTTAACGACGAACACCCTTTGGAGCTTCCCAAAATGTTTAAGCGCCCCCGATTGCTTGCGCAGATGATCGCCTCCGGTTTGATCGCTGTGCCGACCGACGATGCCGCGCGTGTGGCGCTCGATTCAAAACTTGCCGAGATGACCGCCAAAGACGGCGAAGCGGCTGAAATGGAAGACGACCCCGAGAATCCAGGGGCAAAGCGCAAAAAGATCAATCCGGGCAGAGGTGAGCCCACCAAGGTCGGGGGTGCGCTGGCCAGTGACGAGCAAATTGACGCGGCGATCGTCGCCAAAGGTTACGTAACTCTCGCTGATGCGAGGACTCTTGCAGAAGACGCCGCGATGCGTGCCAAAACCGACGCAATCGCGGGCGTTAATGCGTTGCACGCGGCGCGCGAAGCTGTCAAGCCTCTCGTTGGCCTTGTGGCGATGGATTCGGCCGAAGCCGTTTATCGTTTTGCCTTGGAACACGAAAAAGTCGCAGTCGATGGTGTGCACCCGACTGCTTTTCCGGCCTTGGTGGCGCAGGTGGTCGCACGTAAGTCCGCAATCGCTGCGGCTCCTGCTGCGCCTGCGCTGGCGGCGGACGCGGCTACCGCCGTAGCTGCCGCTTTGCCTGCACTGGGACGCGTCGCGCGTCAAACCGTCTAACCTTTCGCTTACAGCATCTCTACACAGAACGCAACCCGAGGCTTACGAATATGAGCGGCTTTCAACGTGTGATTAATCGCGAACCCTCGCCGGCTGTTGCGGGTGATTTTGCAAGCAACAACCCGCGTACTTCGCTCGTACCGCCGGTTGAATCTGGTTTCGTAGCAGGCGACGCCAATGTACGCATCGGGTATTTCGCTTGGGGCGCGAATGACGGCAAAGTGTACAGCTCGCTCGCCGCTGCTACATCTGCGGGTGGTCCGCATATTGGCTTCGTTGCTCGCCAGCCTAACGAGCCTTCGGCTTTGATTACGACCTTTCTTGCTGAGTCGGTCATGACGTTACAGATCGGTTTGCCGGTTACGTTGCAGTCTTCAGGTGATTACTACATCGATCTGCCTGCCGTAGACCCCGCAGATGCGGTTTTTGCATTGGCCACCACGGGCGCACCGTCTCTCGTGGATGACGCGTCTACAGAGCCGACAGGCTTTACCGGTGCGTCTCAATCCAAGGTGAATGCGGTCACTGCGGCCACAACCACAATTGCGGTTAACACCGGTGTGATGACGATCGCAACGGTAGCGTCAGGCGTGGTCGAAGCGGGTCAGCGCGTCACAGGCACCGGCGTGCCGGCACAAACCTACATTGAGTACCAAATCAGCGGTACGCCCGGCGGTGCTGGCGATTACCAAACGAATAGTCGGAATCGTGCGGTAGTGGCGGCGTTCACGGCGACGATGGTGCAAGGCACCTTGGCGAAAATCTCGAAACAAGGCGCTTAATCGCGCCTCCGGCAATTCCACTTTCTATAGGTTGAGGTAACACAATGCGTATTCAGAACGCCGGCCGCCGAGGCACCGACCATGTACAGTTCGCGGCAGCGATTCGAGCAGGTCACGCGTCGGTAATGATCGACGAGTTGAACAAAAAGTTTGGCCTAGCGTTGGCTAGCGATGCGCAGTTTAAAGGTGTTTTGCCGCGTGTCGTTGTGGATACCTATGATGGTGAAGGTAAAGTAAACGGCAAGGCGTTTGGCGATGCTGATAAGGTCGCCTTCGACGCTCAACCCGAAATGGTGACCGTGGCTAACGCGGGCATTCCGGCTTTCTTGTCTAACTACCTGGACCCGTCACTTATTGAGGTGCTGGTGTCGCCGATGAAGGCGGCCGAAATTGCCGGTGAAACGAAAAAGGGCGACTGGGTCACCACGGTCACCACATTTATGATGGTGGAGTCTGACGGTCAAGTTAGCGCCTACGGCGATTACAGCAACGCCGGCAATGCTGACGCGAACGTCAACTATCCGCAGCGTCAATCGTTCCATTATCAAGTTTTTACGCAATGGGGCGAAAAGGAACTTGCATACAGCGGTCTTGCCGGCATTGACCTTGCGTCGCGTAAGAATGTTGCCTCTGCGCTGGTGTTGAACAAGTTTCAAAACAAGTCGTATTTCTTCGGCATCGCAGGTTTGCAGAATTACGGTTTGCTGAATGATCCTAACTTGTTGCCGTCGATCATCCCGTCGACCGCATGGGCGACCGCTACAGCTGATCAGGCATATCAAAACATTACGGACTTGTTCACGCAGTTGGTGAGTCAGGCTAACGGCCTTGTCGATCAAGCCACGCGTATGACTCTGGCTTGTTCGCCGATGCGCGCCGCTGCGTTCAGCCGCACTAACGCGTTCGGTCTGAACGTCTACGCGCTGATTCGCGAGAACTATCCGAATCTGACTATCAAGACGGCACCGGAGTACAGCACATCATCGGGCGAACTGATGCAACTGATTGTCGACGAAGCGGAAGGCCAAGAAACTTGCACGGCGGCGTTTACTGAAAAAATGCGCGCCCATGCGATTGTTGTCGGGTCTTCCAACTTCTCACAAAAGAAGTCACAAGGAAGTTGGGGCACCATCGTTTTTCGCCCGGTGTTGATGTCTTCGGCGCTCGGTTAAAGCAAGCCCGGTACTATGTACGGAAATAACGCCCTCGGTGTGTACCAGCATGCCGAGGGCGTCCCTGTATCTGGGGTCTACTACAATCGCGCTGCCTCGGTAATCTCAGGTGACGAGATGGGCCTGCGTGCGGGCGCTGGCGGCGTCGCTATAGGGCGCTTCGGTTGGGCTGAGCCTGACGGTACTGTTTCAAACTCGCGCGCGTCAGCGCAAGGCATACCCGGTTTGGTTGTGATCCAGGACGGCGACTGGCGTCGCGTGTATTGGGACGAGGTCACGAATACGTGGCGCATTCGACAAGGGCTCAACCTGACGATGTTGTCGGCCGCCCTCGGCATGTGGGTAAAAATTCCTGGTGGCGCAAGTTGGAGCGCTCGCGTTTACACGGACCCGCTGGACGGAATACCGGTCGCGGGGTACGCTGTAGGCTTAGAGGCTACGAATTGGGCCGTTGGTGTCCCTTGCGGCCGTGTCGGCCTTTCGCTAATTACCACGTGGAACCCCATTACATGAACACAGATACGGTTATTGTAGGTTGCAAATTGCCAAACGGTTTGCATCTTGAAGTAAAGAACAAAGACGGCGAAAAGATTCGCGTTACTGTCGCCGGTGCGAACGCTTCGCGCATCATTGGCGGCTACGGCTTGACCCCCAACGTGCCGGCAGAATTTATGTCAGAGTGGTTCAAGCGTAACGCTAGACATCCTGCCGTTATCGGCCACAACATTTTTATTCATGCTGATGAAGCCAGCGCACGTGACATTGCAAAAGAGCGGGCCAAAGTTGAAACGGGTCTTGAAGGCATCGACCCGGTTAAACGCGGCATGCTCAACAATGAGAATGGCGAAATCGATCGCAAAGCGCTCAGCAACTACGAAAAGTCGAAGGCTGAAAATCCGCGTCGGAACGCTCAGATTCAAGAGTAACTCATGTCTGTAATACCGTGTGCGTCTGTTGTTGTAACTCAGGGTATAGTTGTCTTTGATGCCGCGGTGTTCAAGACCCAATACCCTGCTTTTGCGACAGTCAGCAACACGGTGCTGCAAGTTGACTTTGATATTGCAACGTTGTTCCTGAACAATTCATGTTGCAGTGTTGTCAAGGATGCCAACATACGTGAGCGACTGCTGAACATGGTAACGGCGCACATTGCTGCGCTCTTGCAAGGCGAGAACGGTAAGCCGCCTTCCGGCATTGTCGGCCGGGTGGATAAAGCCAGTGAGGGCACGGTGTCGGTATCAGCTTCGTATGTTAGCGATATGAGCATGAGTGAAGCGTATTTTTCACAGACGCCTTACGGTGCGATGTTTTGGACCGCAACCGCGGGTTATCGTGCTTTTCATTACGTGCCTGCGCCACTCAATGGTTGCGTTGGCCGCGGTCCCGGTTTCTACGGTCCTGGTTTCGGTGGTGGCGGGTGTTGCTGAGGCGGCCCCATGGCATTTAAAGCGATCACAGCGAATATTGAAGGCGGCAGCGCGTTAGAACGGCATCTCAGAGAAATTGAGAAGCGTTTGGGGCGGGGTGCGCATGTTCGTGTTGGTTTTCTTGAGAGCGCGACGTATCCAGCCGGTGAAGGCGAGAACGCAGGGTTGCACGTGGCAACGGTTGCGGCTTGGAATGAATGGGGCACCGTTACTGCACCGGAGCGCCCGTTTTTTCGGGATATGATCGAAAAGCGGTCACCGCGTTGGGGCGTCACCCTCGGTAACATCTTGCGCAAAAATGACTATGACGCGGAACGTTCTCTAGCATTGATGGGTGAAGTGGTGAAAGGTCAGTTAGTGAAATCGATAACCGATTGGTCGACACCACAAAATGCGCCGCGCACTGTTGCAAAGAAAGGATTCAACAAGCCGCTCATTGACAGCACCGTGATGTTACGTTCCGTGGATTATCAGGTTATGAGTGGAGACGACGCGAGCGATGATTAACGTCCACGTTGCTGCCAACAATGCTATTCAGGTCGTCAACCCTGACGGCCTTTACACGTTCTACGCGTCCACAGGAAATGCAATTAACGCGGCAGGCAAACAAGTGCCCTCTTATGCCGCTGGTGCTAACGTGTCTATGCAAATACAAGCGATCAGTGCACGCGATCTTAAGCACATGGAAGGGCTGAACATCGAAGGTGTTGTTCGATCGGTGCACATGTATGGAAACACGCAAGGCGTTGTGCGTGTTACACAAAAAGGCGGCGATCTTCTCTATTTTCCTGAAGTGCCCGGCGGCACCCTCCGCGTGTGGAAAGTGGTAAAGGTCGTCGAGACGTGGCCGGATTGGTGCCACGTTATCGTGAATATGCAAACTGACTCAGCCCCGCCCTCACCGCCACCATAATGCCGTTAGCCGTATCCATCACTCAGCAAGCCGTGTACACCGCCCTGCGGGCGTTTCTTGTGTCTGTGCTGCCTGCGGGTGTTCCAGTGGTGCAACTCCCCGTAGATCGCGCCTCTATGCCTCCGGCAGTCCCGGGCTTCGTGGGAATGACCGCGCGGGTGCAATCCCGAATAATGACTAATTTGGATAAGTGGGATGCGGCGGCGCTTGCACCGACTACAATCGAAATAGAGCAAGCTGTCAAACTTGCGGTGAAATTGGATTGTTACGGCGCGGAGTCGGCCGATTGGGCGGTGATCCTTTCGACCGTTTTGCGCGATGAATACGGTGTAACTGCTTTAGCGCCGACCCTAGCCCCCCTTTATACGGATGACCCGAAATTCGGTTTTTTGGTCGACGGTGAGGAACAGTATGAGCAGCGGTGGATTGTAGAGGCATACTTGCAATACAATCCGGTGGTAGTCGTGCCGATGCAGTTCGCAAATGCGGCTGAGGTCGCTCTTATTAACGTAGACGAGGCTTATCCGCCATGAACTCAATCCCCGCAAGTCAATTGGTAAATATTATTCCGTCTGTGTTGAGCGCCGGTGGTAACCCGCTATCGCTTAATTGCGTGATGTTGACCGACAGCACCCGCGTACCAATTGACACCGTGCAGGCGTTCTCTTCACTGGAAGGCGTGCAAAACTTTTTCGGCCCGACTTCAATACAAGCCGAGCTCGCCGGCGTTTATTTCAGCGGCTTTGAATTGTCGGACGCATTGCCCGGCATGCTGTATTTTGCGCAGTACAACGCTGCGGCAGTTAGTGCGTATCTGCGTTCGGGTTCGTTCGATGGTATGACGCTGGCGCAGCTTCAAGCATTGTCGGGCAGCCTAACCACTGTCGTCAATGGCGTGTCGTCTGTATCTCTTGCGATTGACCTTTCAACCGCAACGAGCTTTTCAAACGCTGCCGCCTTGATTCAGACCGGTATTCAAGGCGGCACGCCTGCAAGTACCGCAACGGTAACTTACGACGCACAGCTTAAAATGTTCCTAGTTCATTCGAGCACGACCGGTGCCGCGTCTACGATTGCGTTTGCAACCGGTACGTTGTCGACCGGCCTCAAGCTCATCTTGGCAACTGGTGCAGTGCTGTCTCAAGGTGCCGACGCGGCAACGCCTGCGGGCGCAATGGCTCAGGTGGTGAATGTAACGCAGAATTGGGCCACGTTCATGACTACGTTTGAACCTGCTGTCGATGTCATGATTGAATTTGCGGATTGGGTGCAGACCACAAACGACCGTTACGCATATGTTGGTTGGGATTCCGACGCATCGGTACTTGCAGGCCCGTCACCAACATCGTTTGGCGCGCTGGTAACTGCCGCAGTAATGAGCGGCGTAGTTCCGGTATATGAACCTGCAACCGACGCCGGTAACGGGCGCAAGGCGGCGTTTATTTGCGCTATTGCAGCTTCTACCGATTTTACGCAAACCGAAGGGCGCGTTAGCTATGCCTATCGGGGTCAAACGGGCTTAATCGCGGACATCACAGACGCAACTCAAGCGCTAAATCTTATAGCCAACGGTTATAATTTTTATGGCGCTTACGCTACGGCTGCGGATAGGTTCGTTAATTTACAAGAGGGGTCTCAGCCCGGCCCTTGGAAATGGATTGATTCGTACGTCAACCAAATTTGGTTGAATAGTAATTTTCAACTTGCATTTATGGTGATGATGACGTCCATCAAATCATTTCCGTACAATACCGAGGGGTACAACCTGTTGCGTTCGACAGCTCTTGACCCTATTCAAGCAGGATTAAATGCGGGAGTAATCCGCACTGGGGTCACTTTATCAAATTTACAACGTGCGCAAATTAATTCAGCGACGGGTGTGGATGCCGCAAGCACTTTGCAAACCTCAGGTTGGTTTTTGGAAATTCAAGATGCTAGCCCAATTACCCGAGCGGCACGCGGTTCGCCTCCTATGCGTTTTTGGTACATGGACGGCCAAAGTATTCAAAAGATAACGCTTGCATCTATCAACGTTCAGTAACGTACATTTAACCGGGAGGCTTAAGCCGTGGGCGTATCAATCACAAGTGCGAATGCAAAACTAACGTTAACCGTTCGCAATAGTTCCGGCATTGTTGTAGGCCCTTTCACTGTCGAAGGGTACTCACAAGATGCGTCTTTCGGTGTGGAGGCCGTGGACGCCGCTGAAGCAATCATGGGTGTAGATGGCAAGCTATCCGGAGGCTTCCTACCGCAGCCTACAAAGTTTGCTATTTCACTGATGCCGAATAGCCCAAGCATTGCGTTGTTTGAGGCTTGGAATGCTGCGCAAAAGGCACTCGGCGATGTGTTGGTTGCGGATGGTTTCGTGTCAGCCCCCTCGTTGGGTAAAGCCTTCGCTTTGGTAAAAGGGTTCATGACTCGCCTTACACCGATGCCTACGGCACGCAAAACGTTTTCGGAGCCTCAAGTGTTTGAATTAACGTTTGAGTCATCCACGCCTGCACCTATTACGGTGTAAGTCATGTCGCGTAAGTCACTGCGAGTCACGATTGATGCTGAAGGGCGCGACAAGGGCAAAGCGTTTGTTCTGCACGAGATGCCTTCGGATCAGGCAGAACGCTGGTTCATTCGTCTGGTGCTAGCTCTTGCTAACGCCGGCGCGAAAGTTCCGGAAGAAATTTTATTTGGCGGTGCCGCGGGGTTTGCGGAGATGCTGCCGACATTACGTAACTCGCTTGTCGTTGCGATCCGTGCGATACAGGGGCTTGACCATCGCGATGTACGCGAGCTAATGGAGGAAATGACGCCTTTTATCAAATGGCAACCGCCCGGTATGCCTGCGCCTCCGGAGCAAGATATTTTTCCCGGCGACAACGCCCAAATTGATGAAGTTGCAACGTGGATTAAGTTGCGGTTCGAGTTGATTCAGTTACACGTGGGTTTTTCGTTGGCCGCCGCCGCGTCAACTTCGGAGTCGCGCGATACTCCGGAACAAGTGACGGCCTAGTTAATTACGCGAATGTGCCGCCGGTGATCGGCACGCTTGTTTCTGCTCGCATGGCCACGCTCAACGAATTGCAAACGGTGTACGGCGTTGAAGATGCGTATAGCATGCTTGAAATTCTGAAAGTCGACATGCATAACGAGCGATTGACCCGTGGCAAACACAACAGTAATTGATACCCTCATAGTTAAACTTGGGCTTGATCCTAAGGAATTTACCGACGGACAAAAGAAAGCGGCGGCCGAAGGCGTCAAGTTTAAAAACGAGACGAAAAAAAACACTGACGAGATGGGCCGAAATTGGACTGGCTTTATCGGTAAGGTTGCTGGCATTGCAGGTGCCGCCGTTCTCGTAAAAAAGTTCCTCAGCTACACGTCGGACCTTTCTGCCGGTATCCGTCAGTTAGGTATTGATTCTGATAATTTCAAAATAGCGGCGGCCGAGCTTAAGAATTTCGGCAACGTTGCGGAGATGAATGGCGGTAAAGCCGAAGACGCGACCAAAACAGTCAGCGGGCTGGCGAAAGCCGTTTATGATCTTGCGTATAACGGGTCTATGTCTGATTCGCTAATCATGCTTGGCCGCCTCGGTGTACAGTTTCAAGACACCACAGGCAACATGCGCGATTTTAAAAGCATCGTATTGGACACGCAAGCGTCAATTCAAGGCGCAATGCGCAACGGCACATCGCGTGCGAACGCGTATCAAATGCTGTTGCAGGCTGGTTTTGATCCCGGTTTAGCTAACGCCATGCTGCAAGGAAATGTAGGTGCGCAGCTTGCCAGCCAACAACAGCGACGGCAAGTCAGCGGTGCGGATGTGTCGCTTGCAACCAAATGGGAACAAAGCGCGGCGAATCGATCGCAGGCGCTGGACGCTGCGGCGCTCAAACAGTTGGCAATTGAAGCGGTGCCGGGAACCATTGCAAACAATGCGATTGCGGCGACCGCTGATGCTGCCGGCAATGCTACTATGGGCAGCGTAACGGACAGCTTGACGACCTCGTTTAAAGAGGCTACCAACGCGGTGTCGGATTTTGCCCACCGGTTAATGAGCACAGCCGAGGGTGCGCGTTTAAAGAGCCTGCCACGTGGTCGTAAGGCGTATGAATCGGACATACAAGGCGCGGCTAGAAAGTACGGCCTTGACCCTGAGACGTTGGCCGGTATTTTGAAAACGGAAAGTAACTTTGACCCGACCGCTACAAGCTCAACAGGGCGTCGCGGCATTGCACAGCTAACGCCTGCGTATTTTCCGGGCGCGGGTAACAATCCTCACGCGGACATCTACACAGCCGCAAAAGAGCTTGCGCGTTTGAAGCAAAAGCATTTGAAAGCCGGTAACGATGACGCGGCAGCGTCCTACCTCATGCTTGAAGATTATAACGCGGGCGCGCGTGGTGCTAGCGAGATGCGTAGCGGCAAGCGTTCGTACACGGACGAAACCCTTGCATATCCGGGTAAGGTGTTGGGGTACGCCTCGCAAGCAACGCCATCACCCAATGCTCAAGCGCTTGGCGGTGGCGGTTCGCGCACCGACATCACGTTCGAGAACGTGCAAGTGAACACCACTGGGCGCAACGGGGAAGCCATCGCAAACGACTTTGTGGATGCGACGCGCCGCAAGATGCAGGCCGCGCAGGCTGAAACAGGCACGCAATAATGGCGATTATTCCAAAGCCTCCATTTCCAAATGTACCCAAGTTGCCGGGGGTGCCGCAGCTTTCGCGTTCGCCGCTATCGCCTGCCTCTGCATTGCCTGTGGTGGGCCTTGGTCTTGCGCTTGGCGCATTGTGGAAATCTGTCTTTGCAAAAAGTGGATGGGCAATATACAAGAGCAACACAACACAGGCGCAAGATGCGGGCGCAAATGGAGCCGATTTAAATACGGTGACCGTCACCGCTAAGCGTGTCCCTGTTGTTGAGCCTGACTCATTCGGCGAATTTACCTATCGCAATGAATGGACCGTGTCAGATTTTCCTGTGCAGAACGGGGAATTCGCGAGCTACAACAAAGTAGCAAACCCATTTGAAACGATGGTGCGCATGTATAAAGGGGGATCAAAAGAAGCGCGCAAAAGATTTTTAGATAGCATCGACGCCATACAAGGCACGCTTGATCTTTACGATATTGTGACGCCTGAAAAAACGTACTTAGGCGTGAATGTGATTCGCTACGAAGTATCACGCCGAGGCGCGCGCGGTGCCTACTTTTTGTCAGAAGTTGATTTATACTTTCGAGAGATTCGACAGGTCACTTCAACATACACGACGACTGCGGTCGTTACGCAGAACGCCCAAAATTCATCCGCTGCGCCGGTTAGCAACACGGGCATCGTGCAAGCGATCATCACTGTAAAAAATGATGTAGTCACAGCGGTATCGGGTGTTGTGGGGAAAGTGTCGCCGTGATGCAAATTCCCTTGCAAGCAGTACCTAACCAAACACTCGCGATCACGTTGGATCGTCAGCCCGTGCAAATTGCCTTGCGCCAAAATGGCGTTAATATGTATCTCGATTTGTTGTTAGACAATCAGTACGTTGTACGCACGCGCATCTGCCGAGATCGTCAGCGGCTACTGCTTGATGCGGGTTACCAAGGATTTGCAGGCGACTTTGTGTTCGTTGATACCCAAGGGGCGGACAACCCTACGTACAAGGGTTTGGGCGGCGCAGGTTCGCGCTTTCAGCTGATTTATTTGGCAGCGGGCGAATGATTAGTTTTACTGCAAAACAGTTGCGCGTCACCGCTATTTTAGCCGGTGCTAACGCAGTATTTCCCGGTACCAACAGTAACACGTTAGTAGTAGAGGGTATGCGCATCACTGCCAAGGTACAGGCGGTTGCGCGTCTTGCAACACAGGCAGACGTGCGCATCTACGGTATGAGACAGGCCGACATGAACGCGCTTACCGTCGCATGGGCGAACCCTCCGGTTGTGCTTGATCATCTTGTGATTGTCGAAGCGAACAACACCGGCAAAACCGACGGATGGGTGCAGGTGTTCAAAGGTACCGTTATCGAAGCACAACCAGATTACCGCGCCATGCCCGACGTGTCGTTCAATTTCTTGGCGGTGACTGGTTATTTTCAAAAGATTAACCCGGCGCTGCCGGTGTCATATCCGCAAGAGGTCGACATATCTACTATCGTTAGCGACATAGTTGCTTTAATGGGTGAACCGTGGGTGTTGGTATTAGGTGAGGGTGTCGAAGCTGTGTTAACGAATCCGTACTTTTACGGCACTTTGTGGGATCAACTTGCGCAGGCGTGCGCTGCTGCCAACTGTGATTTTTACGTACAAGGTGACCAAGTATTAGTTACTGCGGCCGGTCGTGCGCGTGGCTCCGAACCTGCTGTTGTGTTGACGCCAGATTCCGGGCTTATCGGTTACCCAATGTACGAACGATCAGGGCTAGCCGTCAATGCGTTATTTGACCCTGCGTTTTTGTGCGGCGTTGCCCTAGACGTTAAAAGTAACGTACCGAACGCAACGGGTCGATGGTACCCCTATTCGCTTTTTCACAATCTTGAAAGTAACGTACCTAACGGCGCATGGATGTCAACCCTACAGTGTTTGCGGGTGTTGGCATAGATGCCTGTTGCGAATCAAACACCGGCGGATGTCGCAAGCGATTACAAGCTCACAACTTTCATCGTTCAACAACTCATGTCCGGGATGGCCACTGCCACTATCGTTAAGGTAATCAAATGTACCAATACCGGCGACGTGTCGGCGTCGGGTTTCGTAGATGTTCAGCCGCTTGTTAATATGATGACGGGTGACCGGACGGCCATTCCTCACGGCGTGCTGTATTCGTTGCCCTATAGCCGCCTACAGGGGGGCGCAAATGCGATTATCCTGGACCCGCAGCCGGGCGACCTTGGTATCGCGGTTTTTGCCTCTCGGGATATCAGCGCTGTGAAAAAAACCAAGGCGCCGGCGAACCCCGGCAGCTCGCGCCAATTCAATTTAGCCGACGGCATGTACATTGGCGGGTTGCTGAACGGGTCGCCTACTCAATACGTGCAGTTTAACGCTGAGGGGATCACTGTGGTGTCGCCCACGGCGATCATGCTGCAAGCCCCTACGATCACCTTAGATGGCGATGTCGTGGGCACAGCGGGCGGTGTGTTCGCAGCCGACGTGATCGCGGACGGGATAAGCGTAGCGACGCACACCCATGGCGGGGTAACATCCGGTGGAAGCAACACGGCACCGCCCAACCCATGAAAACTCTTTTGCTCGATCTTACAAATTGGGATCTGTTAGTAGATGCCGCCGGCAACATCGCGTTTGCCGAGGCTCCCTACCAACAAGCGCAGGACGTAGCCAGTGCGTTGCGCACCTTTCTGGGTGAAGTGTGGTACAACACGGCGCTTGGCATCCCCTATTTCCAACAGATTCTAGGCGAGACGCCGCCGGTTACGGTGTTTCAGGAATATATGGAATCTGAGGCTAAGACGGTGCCCGATGTGGTGTCGGCGGAATGTACAATCACTGCCTTTGAAGATCGCCGCGTTAATGGGCAAGTCACTTTTACGACTGACAACGGGCAAACCCAAACGGTATCGCTGCAATGACCACAAATGTGCCTGCTGTTGTGTTCACGCCGGAGGGGCTTAGCGTTCCTCAAGAAGCCGCTATTTTGGCCGGTGTCCAACAGGATTATAACGAAGCGTTTGGCGGCAACCTCAACCCCGCATTAAACACACCGCAGGGGCAACTTGCATCTAGCACCGCCGCCATCGTTGCAGATGCAAATGCGGTGTTTTCTGAGTTCGTCAACCAAGTGAATCCGGACACTGCTGATGGATTCATGCAGGATGCAATTGCGCGCATGTATTTCCTAGATCGTTCTGCCGGCGTGCCCACCGTGGTCACGTGTCAGTGTATAGGCGCATTCGGTACCAATATACCGATTGGCGCGCAAGCTCAAGACACGAGCGGCAATCGGTATGTGTGTATTGATGGCGGTTCAATTCCTATTTCGGGAACTATCACACTTAGTTTTGCGAATGTGCTGGACGGCCCGACACCTTGCCCAGCTAACACGCTCACTACAATCTACAAAGCTATCCCCGGATGGGATTCGATTAATAACGCAGCGCCGGGTATTCTCGGTCGCTTTGTTGAAACGCGCGCAGAGTTTGAATTTCGACGCTTTAATAGTGTCGCTTTGAATGCACATGGCTCTAAAGAATCTATCTACGGCGCAGTGTTTAATGTCGACAATGTGCTAGATGTATTTGTTACCGAGAATGTCACCGACTCTATTGTTAATTACGGCTCGACGAATTACCCGCTAGCTGCTCATTCGGTTTACGTGGCTGTTGTAGGCGGTGACTCACAGGATATTGGTAACGCGATTTATACAAAAAAAGATTTAGGTTGCAACATGAACGGCAACACAACCGTTATTGTGTCCGATACAAGCTACTCGCCTCCTTACCCCACGTACAACATCACGTTTAATCGACCAACGCCGTTGCCGATTTTCTTTCGCGTAGAGCTTACCGATAGCGCGTCGTTGCCTTCAAACATCGAAGACTTAGTGAAGGCCGCTATTGTTGAAGCATTCAACGGTTTGGACGGTTCAACACGTATTCGCATCGGCGGTCTAATCCTTGCGTCTAAGTTTGTAGCCCCTGTTTCGCGAATCGGGCCTGAAGTATCGATTTTGTCTATCTTGATTGGCACAAGTGGCCCCGGTGCGCTCAATGCTATTACTGCCGGCATTGATCAAGCGCCCACTGTTGATCCTGCAAACATTTTAGTGGTGCTTACGCCATGATAGATGTTGAGCGCACAATTATTTCGCAGTACGCCAATTCGCCCACGTTGACGCGACTTATTCAGAACATGAATGAGTATATCGACCCGCGTGCAAACATGACTGCGTTTTATAACGCGGTATGGAATGTCGACACGGCCGTAGGCTTCGGCTTGGATATTTGGGGCCGCATCGTGGGTGTGTCTCGTTTGTTGCAAATTCCTGGTGCTGACTCTATCGTCGGCTTTGATAATGCGAGCAACCCCGACGACTGGGTGCCCATGTCGCAAGGGCGCTACGCGCGCGAGAATGAAGTTACCACGAGTTACGAGCTACCTGATGATGCATATCGTGTATTGATTCTGGTTAAAGCACTGGCGAACATCACATCGACAACCGGCCCCGGCATCAATCAGTTACTACGTAACTTATTCCCCAATCGCGGTCGTGCGTTTGTACGCGACCTCGGCAACATGGCGATGGAGTTCGTTTTTAATTTTGCGCTATCGCCTGTAGAGTTCGCGATTCTCACACAATCGAATGCGTTGCCGCATCCGGCAGGCGTCTTCTACTCTGTGACTGTTATTGCGAGCACGACGTTTTTTGGTTTCCAAGGTTATGGCGGCGCGCAGCCGTTTAACTTCGGCGTGTTTTATACGAGGCCGTAATATATGGGCGCACCCACACCGCAATTTATTCCTGAAGCGTTTGCAATTAGTGCAGCGCCGAGTGACCGTAACACCATTCCGACTGCGCCGGTTACAACACAACGTGCGTCGTTTGATCTTGGGTTCCCACCGTTGACGATGACACCCGTAGTTGCGGGCGGCAAGCCAATGTTAGGCCCGGATATGAACGGTATTTTGTACATGATGTCGACACATACAGTGTACGCGCAGAGTGGTCAGCCTTATCAGTACAATTCTGCGGTTGCAACAGCTATCGGTGGGTATGCGGTTGGTACGCTGCTAGGCATGGCTGATGGGTCTGGTGTTTGGTTGAATCAGACGATTAACAACACGGCGGACCCGGACGTAGGCGGTGCAGGATGGATACCGATTAACAGCTATGGGTACGCGTTAGTTGGTGGCTTGATTGGCGGTATTACTACGTTGACGCCTCTACAATATCGACGCAACATTATCGTGCTTAGCGGAGCTTTAATCGCGAATCAGCAAGTTGTACTTCCGTCTCTTGCGTTATCGTGGTTGATCGTCAATCAATGCACAGGCGCTTTTACGTTAACGGTAAAAACGGCAGGCGGTAACGGCGTTGTTGTGCCTGCGGGTGGTTATGCGTCTCCTACGGCAGTTTATAGCGACGGCACAAATATCAACTTAGTGTTTGCGCCTGCGGCGTTGCCGATCGATGTTAACCCCGTGGCGAGTACGATACCGCTCCGCGACAACACCGGACGTGTGCTGAGCGTGACTCCCAACATAGGAGACAGTACAACCTACACGGCTACGTCCGAGTATGTGCAACACAATATGGTAGCGGGCGACGACACATTGTGGCAGGCGTTCATAGTTGGCACAGATCGCATAAACGGTGTTGTTTACACCAATACGACCGGGCGACCGATTCAAGTGCTTATCTCAGGGGATACCCTTAACGGGGGGACTACGAGTTTCATAGTCGACGGCGTAACTATATTCATAAACGTAAATGGCGGCACCATCACTGAACCTGTGAACATAGCAGCTATTATTCCCGCCGGAAGCACTTACCAACTAACAGGCACAACTTTAAGTCCTGGGTTTCACTCGTGGGCGGAGTTACGATAATGCCAAGTACACCAACACCCCCAAGTTTAGTGCAAGCGTTTGCCATTATTGGTGACCGCAACACGATCCCGATTGTGCCTTCGCCGACACCGGGCGCAGCTTCGTTTAATCTTGGTTTCCCGCCTGCCACCATGACGGACCCGACAGCCGGCGGAATACCGCCGGACGGCGAAGATATGAACGGTATTTTGTATATGCTGTCAGCGCACATTGCTTGGCTTGCGGCCGGCGGTTGCTATCATTTCAACGCTGACGTTGTGACCGTCCAAGGGGGGTATGGTGTCGGGCAGATCGTGCAGAGCGCGGTGACGCCTACGACGTTTTATTTAAACACTGTTGCAGGCAATGCTAACGACCCTGACAGCGTCATTACTGGGTGGTTGGCCTACAATCCCGCAGGGGGTGCAGTCGGTTTGCAAACAACGGTGTTGCCGGCAGGCACGTCCAGCGATTTAGCCCTTAGTCTTGGTGCGGGGTTTCTCGATTTAAACCCCACGACGGGCGCTGCGGATTTGACCGGCATCGATCATACGAATGCGACTGACGGGCAGTTCCTCATCGTATCAAACATCAACGGCTCAAACATGGTGACGCTTAAGACGTTAGATGTAAGTTCGGGGGCCTTAAATCGTTTTCGGTTGCCTGCCGATATTACCTTGCCTCAATATAACAACGTGACCTTGCGTTATTCTTCTGCAATTGCCTTGTGGGTGCCTGCATCATGAAAAAGTTTTACGGTTTTATTGGTTGTTTGTTGTTTAGCGTTGCGGCATTCGGTGCAACGTTTAATTTATTTTCACCGGCTAGTGGCGTACTCAAAGGCAATCCTGCGACATACGTAACAACATCTGCAACATCTACTGATGTTAAATCTCTATGGTCCGGCACGTGCGACAACACCACGTACTTACGCGGTGATGGTAGTTGTCAAACGCCGCCCGGTACCGGAGGGGGTACCGTTAACAGTGTGGCCCTTAGCGCGCCTTCGATATTCAGCGTGTCAGGTTCACCAGTTACGACAACAGGAACGCTCGGTCTAACGTTTGCAGGGGGCCAGACTGCAAACCAATTCCTTGCCACACCTGATGGTGTTGCGGGCGCAGTCGCGCTTAGGTCGATGGTGGCGGCAGATGTCCCAAGTTTAGATCTTGTTACCAAGACGACTACCACTCTCACAGGGCTATTGAAAGGCACGGGGAGCGGCGCTCCCAGCGCGTACACCGGTACCAGTTGTACAAATCAATTTCCTCGCAGCATTAATGTGAGCGGCGCAGCAACGTGCGCCAGCGTAGATGTAGCTCTTGACATCACAGGTATTACGCCGGCAACGAACGGCGGTACAGGAAGCGGGTTTACCGCATTTTCTGGCCCGGCCGCGTCGACCAAAACCTTTATCTTGCCTAATGCGTCAAGCACTATTCTCACCAGTAATGCGGCGGTCACTGTAGCGCAAGGCGGCACAGGTGTTGCTACGTTGACGGGCATTGCGAAAGGTAATGGCCCGTCGGCCTTTACGACCGCAGTCTCAGGCGATGTGACGACGTTGTGGGGCGGCACGTGCGACGGCACGACTTACTTGCGTGGTGATGGTAGTTGTCAAACGCCGCCTACGGGCGGATCGGGAGCTAACCCGAGCGCAACAATCGGGTTAACGGCAGTCAACGGTGCGGCCATCACGTTTATGCGTAGTGACGGCGCCCCGGCTTTGAGCCAGAGCATTACGCCAACGTGGACGGGCGTGCACGCGTGGACTAGATCCACCACAGGACAGACCCTAACAGGCACAAACTCAAACGCTGCTGCTAATACTTGGTCTGAGTGGGTAAGCACAAACAGCAGTGGGCACGGCCTACATTTAACACATACGTCGGCAGCGTCAAACGCATCCTTTATCCCCGGCGCACCGGCTTCAGAGGCGGGTCTGATATACACGGACGCTGCGGTGCCCATGGTGCTTGGTACTAGCAACACCAGCCGTGTGCAAATTGGTGCGGCAGGCAACGTCACTATCAATGCGCCGAGTAGCGGTGTGGCTTTAGCTATTCCATCTGTAGGTATGACAGTTAACGGCGCGACTATCGCAACGGCTGATGGCATTGCTGGAAGGCTGCTGATTGGAGACGGGACCGCAACTAACACGGCGTTGCGAATTAACTCTGGGTCTGCAACTGTTCTCAGCATTGACGCCGTGTTAAGTAATAGTAGCGCCTCAGAAAAAATACTTGCTTTCCAGGACAATGGTGGGGCAACAACGTTCGGCGGAGTTATTACAGCCAAAGCCATTAATAACGCGATACTGATGTCTGGTGCGACTACTAACAACCAATACTTACGTTCCACTACAACCGGTGCTGACAGCATCTTCGGCTCAGACAGCAGCTCAGGCGCGTCTATATTTAGCGGCTCCCCTGCTTATGCAACGATGCTCGGAACGACTGGGGCTACATCGGTAGTAATCGGCACTAACAGCGCGAAGCGTGTTGAGGTTACCAGCGGTGGAGCAGTAACCATCGCAGCCGCCAGTGCAGCGAGATCGTTGCAGGTAAGCGGCGCGGCGAATCAGTACACACAATCGATAACGGCTAGCAGCACCGCAAGTCAATCTTTTGGGTTATTAATTGATGCCGGTACGAATGCTTCCGACGTTGCGCTTAATGTGCGCAACCAAGCTGCCACGCTGCAAAACTTCACGGTCACAGGTGTTGGCGCAATCGCCGTAAACAATGGTTCATATGGCACAGCCGGGCAAGTTCTGACTTCCGGAGGTTCGACTGCTGCCGCTACGTGGACGAGCCCTGCCGCAACCACCATATCTGGTGGGTCTATTGCGTCTAACGGTAGCGGAAGCTGTTCTCTCACCACTAACGCTACCGTGGGGCTCGCCTCATGCTCGGTCAGCTCTACGGTTATGACTGTGACTTTCTCGAATACTGCCGCTCATTTTTGGGTGTGCTCGGCGTCAAACGAAAGTTCCAGTGCCGCGTATATCGTTAATACGGGCCGCGTTGGAACGACCACTGCAACTATACGCTCGTGGAATTTAACGTCGACAGGCCCTATCACGTGGAGCACGGTTGACCCTTCAACAACAGCCATTACATACCAGATAACTTGTCAGCCTGTTTAAATTAGTGACTTGACTGACTACAAAATACAACATTCACCGATGGCTGCCGCTATGGAACATGACAACATCTCTTTTATGTTAGGTAGACTCACAAGTAGCGTTGATGCGCTATCGACTCGCATCGAAGGGGTAGAGTCGTCTGTAAAAACGCTCAACGAACACATGAACCAAACAAAAGGCGGAATGCGCGTGCTGTTGTTATTGTGTTCAGGCTCCGCGGTGATTGGTGGCGGCTTTGTTGCATTCCTACAGTGGCTTGTTGCTAGGGTGCACATATGAATCTTGTTTTGATCCGCGATACGTTTACGCAGTTTGAAACGTTGGGCACGCTGACGATTAGCAACCAACGTTTCCACAGTGTTGAGCGCCCTTGGATCGCCGGTAGCAGCCCAGGCGAAGACGGCGGCGAACCGGGGTTGTCCTGTGTTCCCGCGGGAATCTATCAGCTCGTGTTGCACGACACCTTGGCGCACCCGAAGACATTCGCGCTTGTCAATGCTGTGCTTGATGTAGTGCATTTACCTGCACCGGGGTTTCGTTCGTCGGTCTTGATCCATTCTGCGAATTGGGCTTACCAGTTAAAAGGATGCATCGCATTAGGTTTGGGTAGAATTCCCAACACGCCGGAAGCCGATCGCGCCCGCGCGCTGTGGCGCGTTACCAGCTCTCTAGCGGCCATGAGCAAATTTTCTCGCCTCATTCCGTGGGAGTTAGGGCATACTCTCGAAATACGTAACATAACCGCGTAGGAGCCGCCACCATGGCCGACGAGACCCCCGCTCAAGCTGTGCAACCTTTGATCCCGCCGGCACCGTGGTACACCTCCCCGGCGCAAGTGGCCGGCGTCATTGCCGGGTTGTCACAAATCGCGTCTATCCTTATTCGATGGTTTCATCTCGGGATTACCGACGAGCAATTGCAGGGCTACAGCGCTGACGCGTTACAGCTTGTGACAATCGGCGCGGGCCTGTGGGCGATGTACAGTCGACAGACCTCAATGATCGCCCCTTTGACGATGACTCGTAAGGGAGCTGACGCATTAACCGCGGCAAACCCACCGCTATTGGATGCGGACCCTCGTAAAAAATCTGTCGCCCTCCCGGAGAAATAGCCATGTTCGCGCGTAGTATCTTCACATCTTTACGATTGATAGTTTTGTCGGTACTTGCGGCCAGCACGCTTCTAGTTGGGTGTAAGACGACACCCACTTCAAATCAGCAACTAAGCCTTGTGATTTTGGTCGACGCTGCCGTAGGGATCACGGTGCAGAACGGCAGTAAAGACCCCGCCGCGTGGGCTGAGAGGGCCGCCAAGGTACTCAGCATCGCCCGGCAGCTACAAGCGATCGAACAGGGACAGATCGCCACGCTACCGGCTTTAACGGCAGCTTTAGCGCCTTTGATCGCCCAGGCGCAGTTGGCGCCGGCGGAACAGCTTGCGGCAAACACACTTATTGCGGCGCTTGCTCAGGTAATCCAGCAAAACGCCGGCAATGTGAATTTGCCCACACAAGCAACCATTCAATTGATCCTGTCTAACGTGATCCTGGCTGCGAGTGTCTACATTCCGTCATCGCCGTAGGAGTTTGCAGTAATGACTGATTCACAGCGGGTCTCAATTTTCAGCAACAATGGCGCGCTTACCGCACGTGCACCGGGATTCGACCCTATCCCCCTCCCTGTTAATCCTGCCGAGATGGGGGCGTTGGCGATCAATGCTAATAGTAACGGGCGGACTACGTTGGGTATCTGCGGCGACTCCATTTCGCAGAATTGTTTTAACGATACGGCGGTCAACAGTATATTTTTCTCGCGCGGTTGGGCAGCTATGGCCCCCGCGATGGCAGGCGTCTATTGCGTGCCTGTCAAATACGCTACTTCCGGTGCGACGATTCAATCGTGGGCTGCCGAACATCTCGCCAATGTGATCGCTGCGAAGCCTTCTGCTGTGACGCTGATGCTTGGGGCGAACAATGCAATAAATCCCGGCGGATATCCTTTTGCCGCGTCCATGACTGCGTTAGATGAGATATGCGCGGCCTTAACAACGGCCGGTATCTACGTTGCCCATCTGCCTACACCGCCGCAAGGATCAATCGCGGCTCCGGTATCCGCGGCGGTTTCTAACTACATCGTTCGGTTAAACAAGCACGTAAGAGATTATTGGGTAGGGAAAGCGTTTGGCGAATATGTTGACACGTACTCCACTTTAGTCAGCAGTACTACGGTTAGTGCAGGCACGGTGACCACCAATCCGTGGAAAGCAAACTACGCCCAGGCGGACGGCCTCAACATTCATCCCTCGCAGTTAGGCGCGTACTACATCTCATACGCGATTTTTCAAAGCGGCGTTTTGCAACGCCTTTTCCCCGCGTATCAGTTGATTCAATCCAACAGCGATTATATCGGTACTGATTCGACCTCAAATCAGTTACTACCTAACGGATTAATGCTTGGTACTACAGGCGCACACGATAACGGATTTTCAAGCGGCCCGGTCGCTACCGGCTGGCGACTGTCAGGAGCGGCGAACGTGTCTGTAGTGGCTTCAAAAGCCACTGCTGATAGCGGTGTTGGAGAAAAACAAATACTGACGTGCACTGCAACAGGTGCGGGTCAAGTTGCGTTTTACATGACTGGAATCGAAAGTAATTTTACATCCGGTAACACCATCCGTGCCGCAGCTAGAATAAAGGTTACGGGGGCGACTGCACAAACACGTTGCGTGTGGGAGCTTTTTGCGAGTGGGCCGGGCGACATCCTTGGGTGGAACGATGGCCCACAAGACGTATCGTTCCCAACCACTCAACAAGAATATCTAGCGGCGATAACGCCTGGAAGAATTCTCACTTATTCATCTGGTTACATTCGGCCGTTGTTGTATATCAACTTCAGCGGTGCCGGCGGCGCGGTGATCGAAATATCGCAAGCTGAGATTCGTAAAAATTATTAGGGCGCTGTTCGATGCAGGCGCTTTAACCACCTATCGCTGTCGCTTGTCATCGTGGGTTGCAGTTGGCTCTGAGGTACGCTGCGTAGAAAAACGGCGGCGTCTGTCATAGCTCGTTTTAGTGGATCGCTATCAACGAGCAGCGACCATTGCTCAAGCTCGGTTGCGTGGCGGGTAGCTTCGAGTTTAAAACGGACGAAGTCGTCAGTATTCATTATGCGGCCTCACGAGCGGTGATGCGCTCGTCCATCAAAAACAATGACGCCTTGGCGCGCGTTGCTGCAACGTAACATAAGTTGCGTTCTTGTTGTCGCTGCCAGTCTAATCTAACCCACGGGGCCGGACACTGCGACGCATTCAGCCAGAATACGCGGTCGCCCTCCAAGCCTTTTGCTTTGTGGATCGTGGCTAGGGTGACGGCCGCAGCGGTATCTGAAAATAAGGATTCGATTAAACAACATAGCGCCGGCACGGTTCTGCTGTTTTCATCAAGCGCATCAATCAACGCAAGGATGCAATCGCGTTTGTCGACAATTGACTCTGCTTTAGAATCTTGTTTTTTAGCAATTGCTTTTTCGTGTTCGCGCGCACTCCATTGAAACAATTTTTCCGTTAGCCCGTCGATACCTTTCCCATTTAAACGTTTGATCATGGCGATAAGACCCGCGCCAATTTCACGACCCATAATAACCGCGGGTACGCGCAGTCTGATCAACTGGTACACCAAAGTTACAAGCGGTTTAGTTGTGCGACACACGACAAGATCACCATTCGTGAACGTACTCGCATTCCATTTCTGGCCAATGTCTTTCACTTCACCGGCAAGTGCGTTAGGCGCAGCTTCAATGTGGGAGACCCATTTACGTACGTAAGTAACCACACTTGTCGGGCAACGGTACGACACCGTCAGCGGTAACTCTACGCAACCGAACTCGTCAGCGATTAGCTGCATTGAATTTGAATCAGCCCCGCGAAAGCCGTAGATCGCTTGTGCTGGATCACCCACGGCTAACAATCGGCTGTGCGGTTTCATAATCTTGCGAATGATCGCACGTTGTATGGCGTTAGTGTCTTGAGCTTCGTCTACAAAAACGTTATCGAATTTCGGTAAACTGATGCCTTCACGCACTGCTATGTAAAGCATATCGTCGAAATCGACAAGTGGCGATTCGTTCGACCATGTGAGCAGCTCGCTAGCTAACTCGGCTGCACGTTCGTTGTTGGCGAATTCGCTATCTAGCTCCAAGTCGTGGTGTTCGATTAGATCAAGCCACGCATTAGGTGTGTTCGCTAGTAAACAACCAATGCCGGCGTTACGGCCGAGGCCCACGAGGCGACAGATAAACGCCCCGTACATTTTTAAATCATTACCTTGCAAATTGTCTTCGCAAAGATTCCGCAGTTTGTTGCTGCAAACGTCGCGCTGTTCTTTGAATTTCATCACATCGCCAAATGACAATGAGTGAAACGTACGGCCGTTGACGCCGCGCCCCTTCATGGCTGCCGCAATCGACTTGTTGAACGCTAAGACTACGTGCGAGCCCTTCGTACGCTTTACAGCTTCCTCTACCGTGGTGGACTTGCCGGAACCTGCAACGGCCTTGATAATGGCGTTACCGGTGCCGGATTCAACGAAATTGAAGATCGCTTGTTGGTAAGACGACCACGTGCGGGTGTTCATGCGTGCGGCTCCGGTTCGTTCAGTGTGGAGCAATCCTAACTGACGAGGTCGTCAGGCGTCAAGTGATGCGCGTCTTGTTTCTCGAACATTATGCCTCCACACTCGCACGGTGCGGGCACACGCATAGGTGCACCAAATTGGTAGACTTTACCGCAGCTCATACAGCGCCATCGGACGCTTTTCATCCCTTCGTTGGGTTTTAGAATGCGATCAGGCTCCCCAAATTCACGCAATACATCGGCTCGCGTTTTAATCTTCCCACTTACCATAGCGTTGCGCCTCCCATGCATCAGGTACCTTAATTGGCCACGGTTGGCCGTCTTCGCACACCGCCCACGCGGGCAGCGGGCGCACGCATTCCATGTAGCCGGCGATACTGCCGAACCCGTCAGGCACTTCTGCGACACCCTCGTCGTGAGTGTGCATCACGATCGGATAGCCTGCACGCTCTAAGCGCAACAAAGAATCGGCTTGTATTTGTCGGCACATGAACGATATGACGTTTTGAGTTTGCACCCCACCATATAAGCTCATCCTCACCCAGCCTAGCGCGCCCTTCGTTTGGTTCGAGTTGTTACCCTCATAGGACATTTCGAATTCCCACGGGCTCGCGTAGTTGCGCTGCGAAGGCGTCAGACGCGGCGCGTGATAGCGAATGTATCCACCCGAAGGCGGCCGGCAATACAGTACATCGTCGTAGACTTGATACAGTACGCCAAGCCGCGATTGTGGGTTAGAGCTGAAGCATTGACCGGGTTCTAAGATAGCGGAGATGGCGGCTCCCTCCAATCCGTACAGTATTTGCTGTTCGTTGTGTCTGAACTTATTAAGGGTTTGGCCGCCCCAAAAATTTACGATGTTGGGAATAGCGTCGCGTGTCTTCAACACCACGGCTTTAATTGCATCGTCATCGCCTAGCAGATCGTCAGCGCCAAAACGTTTCCACCCATTAACCCACGCGCCGAAGTCTGCGGACAACACTGACAGTTTACCTAGTTGCCGGTCATCGTGGTGCTTGCCGTGCTGTTTTCTAAACGCTTGATACTCTTCGACTGACTTACCCGTCAGTAACGCGGCTTGCGCTTCGTAAATCTTCCCGTGGGTTCTAAACACGTCGATGCGCCATTGTTCATTAGCCATGCAAGACGTTGCAACCGCTTGTATGGCGGTGAAGTCCGCAGACAGCAAACGGTGTCCCGCCTTGGCGATGATCATCGAACGCAGGCAGCTTGCAACCACTTCGAGGGCATCTAACGCGCCGTTGTTCTTTGGGTCGAGCGCCCACGCTGAACCCTCGCCGTATTCATATTCGAGCAGTTCAATAGATCGGCAACGAATGATTGCGAGCGCGCGTTCAACTTGCTCGGGCTTTGAAAAAACACCCTTGTACAAGTTGGCCGGCTGCACGCCTCTACCATTCCACAGCGAAGTGTGTGCGCCGTAATAGGTGTATTGATCGTAAAGCCGCCCCGACGATGTCGTCTGCGATCTAAACGCGTAATACTTTTTACAGCTACCAAACGCGAGGATTTGCCGGATACGCAACACACGCAACACGTTGCGCGGGTAGTCGGTGCGCTTCAATGCGTCGGCAAGCGTGTCTTCGTCAAGTTCGTAAAGATAAACGCCCTGTGTGCGCATCCATTCGAGCATTTTTGCAACTTCGGTTGACTTCTGTACCGCGTGGTTTGTTATCTCGCGCAGCTCGCTGTTATAGCGCAACTCGGCTTGTTCAATGATAACGATGCAATCTTCGACCGCTGCCGTATCGACTTGCATGCCGCGCATGTTGATACGCAAGTCAAGCTTCCATACATCGTGCTCGCGGGGCGTTAGATCAGGCACACGGGCGCTAACGTGTGCCTCGGTTATGATGTCTTGCTTGTTGTATTCATAGAACCGCGCGAAGTCATCGGCGGCAGTAAGCGGCGTCCATCGCAACGACTGGTTTGCCTTCGTGGGTTTCTTCGGCATCGTCAGCTTGCGAATTAAATCGCTGCCGGCTTTATCCTTTTGCTGCGATACGTTCAACACTGCGCCGAGTTCGCCGAGTGCGCCGGGGTACGCAGATGCGCGAGCCTTCGCGGCAGAACAGTGAGCTTGATCAGTCATGTGTTGTCTGTTGCCTCAAGAGGTAAGCAGTGCACAACCCAGCGCAGCGCGTATTCGACAGTTCGCGGGATTGGTGATTCCCCTGCTATGTACTTACGCATTGTTCGCTCATTGATCCCTATTTCCTTTGCCGAGCCGCGCTGTGACAGTCCAGCGCGGTCCAGTAGCTTCGCAAGCTGGACGGCGGTCACCGCGGCACCGGTAAATCTGAAAATACTTTATCTATCTGTGCCGACGCCGCCTCACGTTCAGCGATATTTGCAAATCCGTCCCCTGGTGAAAAGCTAGGCTCATACAAGCGCGCATCCATGACGGCTGCATAGATTGCGCCATCGGCTGTAAAAGTAACTCCTTTCGTGAGCGGATAAACTTTGCCGCCGATGTTTTTGTATACCCGCCACACCCATGCGTGGTGGGAATTTTTCTCGCACTGCTTAATTTCTATGCAAAGACCCATCACAGCACCGCCTTACGCTTTTTGTCATAAATCACAGTATCGTCATCGTTCAGTATCTGCACGTAGTCTGCATCTGGATATTCGTCCATGTAATCCTTGACTGCTCGTTTTGCGACCTGCAAGCCATCAACATCTTCTGCATCGATGATGATGTTGCCGTCTGCATCTAGCGCGATAATTCTGTAGTAACCCATCTTCATTCTCCCGTTTGCGTTGTCAATGGGTGTATTAGACCATTAAACCCTATAGGGTGTCAAGCCCTATACAAGAAATTTATTTAGGGGGCTCCGATCCTGTGGTCTGAGGTAAGCACCGGAGACCAATTTTAGTGGTGCCTCTAGTACCGCCAAGCGATAGACTTTTTGCAGAATAAAATTGATTTAGCTCACAATTGTGTAGCGCGACATATCCGCCGCCCTCTAATATTGCGCAAGGATACGGCACGCCATCATCGTCTTTGCCTTCCTCTGCGCAGCCGCTCACGCGATCCACCTCGTGTGATTCACCATAGGCAACCCAGAGAACCATGCCGTAGCTCAGCTCATTATTAAGCGTTTGAATTTCGTCGTCATTCATTGTCACTACCTCTGTTCTGGAGCGGGGTTCCGGTGATGTGAATGCGCTCAACCATTGCTTGATGCGCACGTATCGAACCCTCGCTGGCCTCGTCTTGTGCAACGAACTTGCCGCGCTTCTTTGTTGCCTCGTCCCATTCCCAGACGTAGGTTTCTGCATAGCGCGCTTGCACCACCATTGCAGATAAATCACGGTCAATTGTGCTGACGACAAAGCCACCAATGTAAGTCACTGCGAGCGAACTCATTTCGTGCCACCTCCGGTTTGGTTAGGTTTCATAGAGGCGGCAGCCCTTGTTCATCGCAATGAAACGGAGGCCAGCCTAACACTGGTACACAATGAACATTCCATACGGTCCATTCAAAGTTAACGTTATGCGCTTCAAGCTTGCCTCCAGCTTCGACGTGTTCGAGTAGCGTTACCGGGTGCAGTAGGTTCGGGCACTCGCACGGGCACCCGAACCTTACAGGGCAATCGCACGCGTGGTTAACATCGTACCGTGGGTATTGTTTATAAGTTGTTGAGGGTTCCGGCCGCCACCATTGCACCCCGTTGCCGTCTTTAAGATTGTAAGCGAGCGACAATACCTCAAAGCTATGATGTTCTACGTAGTTACGCGTGCCCACCGCTTTAAGCCCGCGGTTTTGAGCTGACAGACCCGGCGGCGAATCCCATTTTTGTTCTAGCGGATTCCACACCAAACCCGCTTCGCTGTATGTTTCAAAATCGAAATCAGGTAACACAGTTGCAAGGCCGATGCCTGCAACAAATTGTGTACCGGCGCGTGCGTGTCGCCAGTCAACCATTATCGGGTGCCTTAGTAGGTAGCCGCTGTTGCCGCAATCGAAGTTCTTCAAATAGGGATTGCGGGCATTGGCAATATTCGACAGCCGCATAGGGGACCGGCGTAACCAATGTCTTTAATGGCAACCAGCATATTCCGCAGTGTGCCTCACTCATAGTGCTGATCCTGATGCCTCAAGAGGTAGTCCATAGCGTTTACTAAGCTCCCTCGCCAATGCAATCCGTTCTCGGGTAACTCGCTCATGGTCCCTCTGCGTAAAGGATGCGGCTTGAGTGAACGGCCATTCTTGATCGGAATACTTCAACTCGGCAATCAACATGCCGACCATAGCCTTTCGTATCTGCTGACGATTCATGCCTCACGCATGACTTTTCTCGTGTGTGTGTGGTCCGAGATAGTCTCTTGGCTGAATAGAACATGCTCAGTTCGGCGGAATACAGCGCGGCATAGCGACCGTTTGCAAATATCGCGCAAGGGTACGGCACACCATCATCGTCTTTGCCTTCTTCCGGATGACCACCAATCCCGACAACTTCGCGCGCCTCAATGCCGCTTATCCAAAAAACCACACCGCGCTTAACTGCCTGTCTCAACAAGTCGATTTGCTCATCATTCATTGCCGTGCTCATGTATAGGATTCAAAGACGCCAAGTCGATAAGTGACAGTAGGAGCAAGACTTTACTCGTGTTGCGTTAGGCACCACAATGCTAGCAATTCGGCTGCATCCAACACAATGCGAATATCACGTTGTGGGATGCCCGTCGCGCTATTGATCAGTACTAAAATTGCTTGCCGACTCAACCCCGACGACTTCATGGCTTTAGCAGAAGTGGAAACTTTGCGAATCGAATCGGCCACGCGTTTGAAGTCTTCGCGTGTTGGCTCCGATAGTTTTTTGATTGCGGTTGCCATCTCTTCACCTCTTGCCCATTCCCCGCTGCTGTCCGGTCCGAATCGAACACGGGTATCACGGCTCAGCAGCGGGGCGGGACTCAGTTAAAACGGTATGTCATCGTCAAATCGCGGGTCATATGGATACATCGGTTTAGTCGCCGGCAGCAAATGCGCCGGTAGCTTACCGCCTACAATCCCCTCAAAGTCGCACCATGTGACCGGCCGAAATCATGGCCGCGTCAATCCACCCTTTTTGCCGGAAGTCTTCGTAGCGCGCCCCCTGTGGGTTTGCCATGCGGTAACCGGCCGGTGCGCCTAAGGGATCGGGAGCCGGTGCCGCTGCCTGAGGAACTGCCGGAACCGGTGCGGGTGACGCCCCTGCCACAGGTGGCGCTAAGAAGCCGGCGTGCGGTGTCACGGGCACAGGGGCAGCGCCGGGGGCCATCGTGCCGGCGGTCGGAGTAGGCGACGGCTGCGTATAACCGCCTCCAGGCACGCTAGGCGACGGCGTAGCGCTAGGGGCCACCGTAGAAGACGGGAACGCGGCAGAGCCTACGGGGGCGGCTGTTACGCCGGCAGGCAGCGCCGATCGACCGAACCCCACGGCGCGAGGGTCGGGGCCACTCACGATTTCCTTACCCGGCGCACGGAAAGCAACCATGTTGTGGTTGAGGTAAACGCCCGGTTTCTGCGTTTGGCCGTTGCCTTGCACAGTGCCGAACACTTCCACCCAAAAACCGGGTTTAACTAGGCCCGGTTGCAGCATCGGGTTGCCCTGTTCATCGAACACCTTAACGGGGAACGATGAACTAAATTTGAGAATCCAGCAACCGAGGTGCCCTTCGCGATCACAATTTTTGCGGCCGTTCTGATTCGGGATTTGACTATCGCCGTCCTCGATCTTCCACGCGAAATTAGGGCTTGCGGTTTGACCTTGCGGCCATGCGGCATTTGCAATCGCGAGAATCGTTTGACCCCACGGCTCCACCCACCACTGCGCTGCGGTTTTTTGAATCGCTAGCGCGAAGTAATAGCGGACGGTTGGCTTGCCAGCGTTCGGGCCTTCACGGGTGACCAGTGGTTTGCCTTGGGCGTCTTTATCTTGCGGTTCGTACAAATCGCCCTGAACGATACGGCCGACTGGAAATAGAATCGAATTTTGATTTTGCTGTGTAGCGGGTGCGTTCATTTTGAAAATACCTTGCGTGCAGTGATGGAATTATCGCGCGTCAGCTTCAACGCGGCGGCGGGTCTATGAGCGTAGTGTTTCATCGTTTCCGCGTCAACGCCGAATTGTATCGCTTGCGTGGGTGTTACAAGTGAATCCTTTTTAGTTTGTGGCTTCCGTAAATCGATGCCGATAAGATCGCCCAAACCGACGACCTCGTCAACATTAACATCGTCGTAGTATGTTAACCGGGATTGACCGGGGGTCATGTGGAAAAATGAGATGGGTTTACCTTGTCGCATTAGCGCCTCAGCTTGTGCTGCTAGGCCCGTCTCACGTGCTTCAAGGCGTTTAATGATGTTTTGTACCATCGCTAACTCGGTGCCGATTGCTTCGGGTGGCATCTCTACGATTTCGCCGGTTGTAGCGAAATCAATAAAAACGCCGGTCGCGTATTGTAACGTTTTACAGACGTGGCGCGCCCTGCAATCAACGCATGAATCATTGGTTGTTGCAACTGGATCGGAGCCAAGCGCCGCATGCGCAGCATTTGATGCGATGTTCAAATAGTTACGCAGCACATATGCCTGAACGCGCCACCACCTAACAGGGCCGTCGGCTCGATAGCATCGCGGTTGCACGATACACATCTCTACCCACAAATTAAGGTCTGCGTCATCCAGGTTTAACCGATCCATTACACCTGATGTGTATGAGGTTGTCTGATAGTTGCCGAACACTTCCACGTAGCGGTGTCCGTATTTGTATTCACCCACACGCAACAGTTTGATTAGGCCGCGCGCAAATAGATCGGGCGATATTTCAGGCGGGCAGACTTTATGCGCGAAGCGCGCATCGGGAAAAAATCGCCATGCATCCGGTGTTCCGGCGCAGTGTTCGGGATGTACACGCTTGATAGATACGGCGTCCTCAAGGCGCAATGACGAATGGAAACCGCCTATTGCTTCGGCGTACATCGTTGCGCCTGCTACCATATCAACATCCACGGTCCACTGGCGGCCCCGATACTCCATCTTAAATCCGACAGGCAACGTATGGCCGTACCCGCGAGCGTAATTCAACGCGACCATGTGCGCGAATGTTCCCTCGGCTTCTTCTTCGGTCTCAGGTAACGGCGGCACTTGTTCTTGCAATTGCACGGAAGCGGGACACTTCACAGTAAGATCAAGAGATGACGGGGCAATACGCGCGTGGCTCATTTTAAAATTTCCAAAGTTGGGGCTTGGAACCTTTTGGTAAATATAAGGGGTGCTTCGGGACACCGCCTTTTGTTAATCCAAGCGTGTGTAATTTTTCAGGCGCAACTGTGCTTAAGTGATGTTGCACGCGGTCGGCAAGCTCTTTATGAGCGATGGTGCCCCACGTGCAAATAATTAATGAGGCTTCAAGTGCATGACGAATTAAAAACCCCTCGTTGTGGTCAATGATCAATTGTCCCGGTATACGCGTTTGTTTTGGGTCTGTACTCCGATAGGGGTTCACATTTACAAAAACCATTTTCGTATAACCCCACGCAGATGTGAACCCCCATCCGCGTCGCTCTGTTGCATCATCTATTTTAGCGTCAGTAAGCGACGGGTTGGCACACACCCACAGGACAAAATCAGCATTAAGATGCGCAACAGGTTTGTCAAACAACGTTGCGCAACGGACACACGGGCAATCTAATCCTGCCTGACGGGTCAAATCATAACGATATGACCCGCACGGGCTTATTGTTGCATCCCGTATCATCGGGTGGCTAGGATGAGGTCGATAGCCGCTTCAACGTTTGGCACAAGGTGTGGCATATTGCCTAGTACTTGCAATGATGGTGCGCCACCTTGCGCCACGCACTGATTTACTTCGTCCGGCGATATGCGGTTCGCGGAACGCGCCCCCGTGATCTTACGGACGAGCGCCCGAAAAGGGTCAAGGGCTGCTGGCGCTTGGGCTGTATTAGCTTCGGGTACAGACGGTACCGAGGGAGACACCGGAGCGGCAGCCCCCGCCGGTAGCGGCGCGTGACCAAATAAATCTGCGGGATTCGGTACGGGTGGAGCCGTCGGGACGCCGGGCACAGGTACTACAGGAACAACCGGCACAGTCACTTTGCGAATGCGCGGTGCTAGTTCTTGCATCACAGCCGTTACAACTGCTTCGTTAATGCCTTTTTGGATTTTCCAAGTACCATCTTTCTTTTTGTTCTTAGATTTTTGGTGTATGCGCGCATCGAAGGGGATACCGCTATCATCGTATTCGTCAGCGGTCACTGAGGCAACGGGAGCCGAAGGCGTCGGGGTCGAAACAATAGATGTTGTCATAGGCGCAGGCGGGGCCGGAGGTGCTAAAGGGCCGTTGTTGTTCATATCCTGTTGCGCGCGTTCCAAATCGGCCGGGTGAAAATCACCAGCGGGCGGCGCGGGGGGAACGTCGGGCATAGGATGAGCGGCGGGAACCGATGCGCACAGGGTCACCTTAGCAGGCGCTTGACCGACACCGGTTTGATATTCTTTCAATTCGGCATGGTCCATAAGAAACTGCGCAGCAAGGCGTAACGCGGCGGGCGTATCGGCTAGAATGTCGATCATTAGTTGCACGGCGAAATCTCCAATTTTTGTGAGTGTTCAACAGTTGACGTGGACTGACAGTATCGTCAGACTGACGACCTTGTCAACTAGGAGGCTTAAAAAAATGAGCGGTGAAGAATTATACAACCTGTATGTAGACGCTATGGCTAAAGAAAATTGCGCAATCGACGAATGGGGATTATTAGACGACATAGACCGCGCCGCATGGTCTTCTGTAGCTAAGCTGGTTCAGTATTCACAACCTGTGCGTCCCTAAAACGCGATGCTCTACGATTTTCAGCAAGGCGTACAAAACGCTAGCTTTCAAGCATACCAGGAGGGGGCCACAGTTGTAATGCCGGTGATGCCCACGGGTGGTGGTAAGACAGTTTTATTTTGCGATACGATGATGCGTTTCGATTGTCCGTCCGTGGTAATTGCACATCGTCAAGAGTTAGTAAGTCAAGCGGCGTTAGCGCTCAACCGCGAACGGGTACCGCATTCTATCATCGCACCTAAAAAAATCGTACAGCAAATCATTGCTTTAGAACATGACATACATGGATATTCAACATACGCATCAAATGCGCCGGCGCGTGTGGCCGGCGTAGATACGTTACGCAATCACGATGCTAATGATAAGTGGTTGTCGCGCGTCGGCTTCGGGGTAATCGACGAAGGCCATCACGTATTACGCGATAACAAATGGGGTAGAGAGGTTGGTAAATTTCCTAACGCACGTTGGTACCTCCCTACGGCACACGCAGTACGTGCCGACAACAAAGGGTTAGGACGTGAAGGCGGCGACGGATTTGTCGACAGGTTGATTTTAGGTCCATACGGTCGGCAATTGATTGACCGCGGTTTTCTTACCGACTATCGCCTAGTATGTGTGGGTAGCGACATTGCGCTCGCTGATGTGCCTATAGGACCGTCAGGCGAATACAACATGCCGAAGTTGCGTGCGGCAACTCACGCTGATAATAAAATTGTTGGCGATGTGGTTAAGACGTATTTAGAGTACGCCGCCGGCAAACTCGGTGTTACGTTCGCAGTTGACAAAGAGGAAGCGGTAAAGCTGCGTAACGCTTACGTTGCAGCGGGCGTGCCGGCAGAAGTCATCACAGATGAAACGCCTATTAATGTACGCAGCCAATTGATGCGCAAATTTAAAGCGCGTCAGATTTTGCAACTTGTATCTGTTGATTGTCTCGGCGAAGGCGTAGACGTTCCTGCGATCGAAGTCGTTAGCCTTGTGCGTCGTACGGCTTCGTGGCAATTGATGTGCCAGCAAGTAGGCCGCGCGCTGCGGGTGATGGTTGACGATCAGTATGCGTTGAACTGGCCTTACTATAGCGACCTAGAGCGTCTTGCGATCATTGCCAACTCAAACAAGCCGAAGGCAATCATTATCGACCACGTGGGTAATATCGTGTGGCACGCAAAGCTTCGCGGCTTGTTTGACTCGCGACAAGAGTACGGTTTGTTAACGGGTGAATGCCGCAGAGGCAAAAGCGATGCGATACCATTACGCGTCTGCCTGGAATGCAAACAGCCTTACGAAGCCTATTTAATCCGATGCAAGCACTGCGGTAATGAACCAATGCCGGCAGGACGATCTACGCCTGAACTTGTGCAAGGCGACCTTATCGAACTCGATCCTGAAGTATTGCGCGCATTACGTGGGGGTTCTGAAAAGATTATGCGCCCTTATGTTACGCCGTACGGAATGCCTACTCATATTGTGAAAACTCAATTGCGACACCATCACGACCGATTCAGAGGCCAAACTTCGTTGCGCCACGTACTCATGTTGTGGGGTGGGTGGCAAAAGCATCTAGGTTTAAACGAACGTGAATCACAAAAGTTGTTTTATATTCGATTCGGTATTGATGTGTTAAGCGCGCAGGCGCTGGCACTGACGGACGCGACAGCGTTAGAAGCTCGCATCGTCGCAGAACTTGAACGGGCTAACATCCAAGAGGTAGCCGCATGACAATGACCGCAGGCGGATTAGTAAAGCTAATCGAAGAGTGCGGCGAGCTTACGCAGATATGTGCAAAAAAACTCGCCTACTACCACACTGACACGCACCCGGACGACAAGGGGCAGATGTCCGGCCGTATCGAAGACGAAATTGCCGACGTGTATGCGGCTGCCGCCTTCGTTATGGAGAAATTCAAACTTAACGAAAACCGGGTAATAAAACGCGCCGATGAAAAACTCGCTAAGCTAAAAGAGTGGGACGCAGACCCTACCAACCAACGAGAGGGATACAGGACACCACAAAACTTTATTGATTGTGAGGCTTGTGGGTTCTCACATCCTGCCGGCATGGCGTGCCCCGTATGAACTTGCAAGAATGGGCCGCGCGTTGGAATATACCCGCCGAAGCCTTCCGGGAACTTGTAGCCTGTAGTATTGTTCCGCCGGAGCCTGACGAAGTCGTCGGAACAAAATCAGAAGCCTACGTACAATCAACTGTACGTCTTGCGGCACCAGGACGTGGTATTTATTTATGGCGTAACCAAGTTGGAGCGGGTATTGTAGCTAACGCTCGCGACCTATGCCACGAATGCGTACAAAAGGCACGCCGGCCTATTCGTTGGGGCTTAGGAAACGATAGCAAAAAACAAAACGATGTGATGAAATCTGCCGACCTAATCGGGATTGAGAAAAAACTAATCACTCCTGACATGGTCGGCAGTTACATCGGAAAGTTCCATTCTGTGGAAACAAAACACGAAGACTGGAAGTACTCAGGGACGGCCGAAGAGAATGCGCAGCTAGCTTGGGCGACCTTGATTAACTCACTTGGCGGCGAGGCTAAGATTGTCAAACACGCCTCGTCACTATAGGATCACTAGACTATGACTGTACCTAATAAAACCTCTAAACCCGCCATTCTCAGCGCAGCAATTAAGCTCGCAAGTAAGGTTGGGCTTTTTCAATTTTCGCGGGTTGACGTTGCCGCTGAGGCGAATGTAGGCGAATCGACTGTGTCGTATCATTTCGGCACGATGCCCGAGCTACGCACCGCAATCGTGAAGCATGCAGTCGAGCACGAAATTATGAAAATTCTAGCCGATGCTCGCGCGGGGCGCGAATCCGTGGGCGTGCCTATGAGCGCGACGCTAAGGAAGAAAATCGCGAAATTCATCGCAGAATAATCCGCCTTCAACAAAAGGCCGACGGGGTCGCTAAACCTACGTCGGCCGAATCGGAGACACTGCGTGCATGGCGGACTCTAGCGACATTCGCGGAGCGTTGTCAAACGTTCCCGCGTTCATCCTCTACCGACTGGTGCCTACAGTTGATGCCAAGGGCTACCCCAAGCTCGACAAAGTGCCCACAAGTCCGAACGGCGGCTACGATATTAACCCGCACGATTCGGCTGAATGGATGTTACCGGCGGACGCTCAGTTATGGGCTGACGTATTTAATGCGCAACTGTTACCGCAAGGCGTCAGCGGATACGGTACCGGCGTCATCATCTCCGAAGACATCGTCTTGCCGAACGGCCGGCGCTTGTTCGCACTCGATATTGACAAATGCCGCGACGGCAACCAATGGGCACCGCATGCGCGCGCCTTCGTGGATAAGTTGTCGGGTGGCGGTGTCGAAGTCAGTGTAAGCGGTAATGGGTTACACGTGTACGGCACATATGCCGGCGAGCGGCCGGACCACGGCACGCGTAATAAAACCTACGGCCTTGAGTTATACACACGGTTGCGTTTCATCGCTTGCACAGGCTTAGGCGCTGCCGGTGATCCTCTCAAAGACTTGACGCGCGAACTGCACGCGCTAGTCGAATATTTCCCCGCCCACGATGTCGAAGATTACGACGGCGAGTTGACGACCAAACCTGTTGTGGAGTGGTCCGGTCCTGACGATGACGACGAGCTACTGCGCAGAGCAATGAGGTCTCACAGCGGTGCAAGCGTCTTTGGTGGCAAGGCTGCCTTCGCCGATTTATGGAATGCTAACGTCGCTGTACTTGCTCGCGTGTTTCCGCCGCAACAACACGGACAATATGACGCTAGCGCCGCCGATCAAGCTTTGTGTAATCATTTAGCATTCTGGACCGGCAACCACGGCGAACGCATGTTGCGCCTGTTGTATCGATCGGCACTCGTGCGTAACAAGTGGGAGCGGCCTGGATATCTCCTCGGAACCGTACAGCGCGCTTGCGGTTCGCAGAAACAATGGTATAAAGATTCCCGGAGCAACGTGTCTCCGGGTCAGATGGCTTACGTTGCAGCCGCATGTCTGACCCTCGGCACCTCCGATGCGGTGACGCCGGCAACGCCTAGTGCGACCGTCGCACCCTCGGAGGGCGTCGTTCCTCAATCCACGCCGTACGATCCTAGTAAGCCGATTCCGCCGGGCACGCGTCCGCCTATCGGCGATTATCTTACCGAAGCGCAACAGGTTGCTTTATTTGATGGCTGCGTCTATGTGCAAGATATCCATCAAGCCATAATGCCTCAAGGGCACACACTCAGCTCAGAGAAATTCGACGCAGAGTTCAGCGGGTACACATTCGCAGTGAAACCTGATGGGCAACAGCCTGCTAAACGCGCATGGGAAGCGTTTGTGTTTTCAGAAATCCACGCTTTCCCGAAAGTCAAAGGCATGTACTTCGATCCGCGCCAACCATCGCGCAAGATCATAGAGCGCGAGGGATCAACGCTAATCAATTCGTACGTCCCATCGGTTATCATTCGTAAATCAGGTGATGTATCGCCGTTCCTAACACACCTGTACAAACTCTTACCGCTTGGAAATGACGCACAAATTCTGCTGGCTTATTTCGCTGCCTGCGTTCAACACGCCGGCGATAAATTCCAATGGTGGCCGTTGATCCAGGGTGTAGAAGGCAATGGCAAAACTACGCTAAGTCACTTATTGCAGTACGCCGTTGGGCGTCGGTACACCCATTGGCCTAAAGCCGCCGAGCTAGGCTCAAAGTTTAATAGCGCATTCTACGGTAAGCTGCTGATATGTTGTGAAGACGTTTATATTTCCGAATCGCGCGGCTCATTGTGGGAAGCCTTAAAACCCATGATCACCGGCATAGAGTTGGAAATCGAAGGCAAGGGCGTAGACAAGGTTACCCGAGAGGTTTGCTTTAACGGCGTGATGAACTCAAATCACAAAAACGCCATTCGCAAAACGGCTAACGATCGACGAGTAGGGCCGTTCTTCTGTGCTCAACAATCAAAAGCCGATCTGATGCGCGACGGGTTGACCAAAGATTATTTTATTGCGCTGAAAGCGTGGCGCGAAGGTGAAGGCCGCGAGATTGTCGCCGATTATTTGATGCGCTACGAAATCCCGGACGAACTGAACCCAGCACGTCGTTGCATCGTTTGCCCTGACACCACGGCCACACGGGAAGCGATTAGCGCCGGCCTTGGTGCAGCCGAGCAGGAAGTGATTGAGGCTATTTCACAGGGTACAGCAGGCTTCCGCGGCGGTTGGGTGTCATCAAGCGCCCTGGACCGTCTGCTCGCCAACATCGGCAAAGGGTCCAGCATACCCCGCAACAAGCGCCGGGAGATGTTAGACACCCTCGGCTATACGCCACATCCGGGCTTACCAGACGGCCGCGCTACGGTCAACGACACCGACGGCACCCGACCCTACCTGTATGTGCTTCAGACAACACCCGGAGCCTCTGAGCGTAACCCACACGCAATTATGAGCCTGTATCAAGCGGCACAGAAAGGTTAGACTGTCTCGTCAGTTTCTTTAACACCCGAGGTATTAATAACCTTACTGTTGGCTCGTGGTTCTTTTGCATCGGCACTGTGAACCTAAACAATGTCGAAGGCCCGTGTTCAAATACCGCAAGCAAGGTATTGAGTGCTACTACAACAGAGCGATCGGTTTCTATTACCGTGAATCCTGCGCCGGCAGCTGGCGTATTGACTGTTCGCTAATCGTCAGGGCTAGGTGCGTAGTCACACCTAGCCTTTAGTGATGGGTACGTACTGCATCGGCGATGCGGATGTGGATTACCCAAGCAAAAGCATGTAGTCGCCCTGGACTCGAATTTAGCCGTGCGGTACCAGTCAATCCACCACACGTCGCGCTTGCCCTCTGCCCGCGCCCTGCGGCTTTTACGGCACCCACAGTGCGGCAAGCAGATATAGTTTTCAGGCTTCATTGAAAACGTGCGCCGACGGAAACAATATCTGCATCGAACCCGATAGCGTTTGTATATCTTACGTCTCTGCGCGCTGTAGTTGCGCCAAGGCCGCGCGCTCATGTAAACAGCCTGAACTGTTCATAACGCTGCAACAGTGATTCAGGCTCGTCAAACCATATGTTGCTTTCGGCGTAATTTTCCCATTCGGTCAATATTTTAATATTCCAGGGAACGTTGAGCCCGCACACCTTGTGGTGACTGAGAGGCACGATGTGAGCGAGCACATGCTTGACGCCCGTTTGTCGGGTTCGCAGGTCGCGAGTTTTCACCAATGACCAAAAGTCGCGTTCTTTGATCCATGGGGGCGACGCTAAGACCGCACGTTCAATGTAAAAACGCCGGGGGTGCCTTACCAACCAATCGGGCCGCGCGTTCTTTGTGATGGCTTTGCGAAGCGACGCGCGGCTAGCGTATTTGTGAATTCCCATAAAAGTGATTTCATTAGTCGCGATAGGTGAAACCATCGGTTATCCACCACGCCCATGCGACGTAAAGAATAATGATCAGGCAGCATAGGCCAGAAATTGCGACGCACAGTTTCAGTAGAAAAAAGAGCGTCGACATATGGACCTCAGACAGCGGGCATGTGAACCATGTCACATATTTTGCGCGTATCCTGACGAGGTCGTCAACTCTTCATTTTAGGTTTGGTTGGGTAGCCTGCGACGAGAGATTCGCGCAACGCCTTTCGGCAATAGCTAGGGCCACTCATTCAGGGTCGTCTTCGTCGTAAGGTTTATCTGAGTAAAGGGGGTCATCTGTGAGCAATGCGAAAGCCAAGACACACATTACGCCAATCCCCAAAACGATAAGACCGATGACACGCAGCATAACTTTGCCTTCGACATGAATTGTGAACCCGACCACAATTTTGTGTCAGGCTGACAACGCCGTCAATACAAATTAACCTCTTAAACGCTGTTTATCGATTATTGTTGAGTAACCTTTTTCGCGTTCGTTTAGCCAATCAACGGTTGATATATAGTCTGCCGTAGCATAAACGATACGACGCGTAGTGCGATGTAATTTAACATCGAGGATCATTGGATAGCCGCCATCAGACTGTGGGCCTATGATTAGTTTATAACGCTCAGACATAATTAAAACCCCATTCTCAAACCAAGTTGATAGTTGCCGCGCACCGCGTTAGCTGCATCCAAGATTGTGAGGGTTTGCCATGTGCGGCACACCCAACGCGGTGCGCGCTCATCTAACATATTCGTGACGAACGCGTGACCATATGCGGTACCCATATACCACACTGCGACTTGACCTGTCGTAGGGTGATTAGGCAGCATCCAGCTTGACTCACTATAGCGCTCCGGCTGGTTAGCGATTTGCAACGTTTGGAGACCATCGACCGCATGGGTGACTTGATATGCGACCTCTAGCTGGCGATTTTCGGTTGACCACTGCCGGTCGAACTGCACGCAACCCTGCATCATCAACAAGACCAACGGCAGAATGATTGCGATCACTACAAACGAACCATATCGCATGTCGATAAATAGAAGCACAAAAAGCAGCATTGCAATAAATTGACCGGGGTGCGCGGCGAAGTAGATTGAGATGACGTTAAACATTACGGTGATCCTCGGCATGATGTAGGGTAAAGACGACTTACGGCTTCCCAAAATGCTAAGGCGGCCCTATCGACATCGCCGTTAATATTTATTTTGCCGTCGGGGTGAATCACTACACGCGGTTTGCCATGTGGGCTATCGCCGTAAATAATGATATCGCCGGCAACCGCCGAGACGGATAGAACCGTAGTTAATCTTTCATCTTGCGGGATTGTTAAACGTTTTGCACTCGTAACGACCTCGTCAGCGTGCGTCTGCTCCCCGAACAGCAACACGCCCACAGCGAAACATAAGAAGCCGAGATTTTCAGCTTTCTGCCGAATTGTTTGTCGGCGGCGCTTCATGTTTTTGTGACTTCTTTAACAACGAAACCATCATCTAAGCAGTACTTGATGAACGCGGCGCACTCTTTCCACGTAGTAAACCTATTACGGCTGCCGCTGCCGTAATAAACGTGATACACAAATGTTTTACGCTTGCTCATACAAATAGCTTCCCTTCGTTACAATAATCGGCAACAACAATAGCAAGAGCGATCAAGGCGGCAAGGGTGGTGAAGGTCATCATGGCGGCGGCTCCTAAGTGGTTACAATGTGGCTCTACTGTATACCTGACGACCTCGTCAGTCTAGCGACTTACGTCACAATTTCATCGTGTTGGGTATCGGACCTTTGAACTCGGGCCACTCTGAGGTATCACCTTTGCTCCAAGCTCGCAAAAACCACACGGCTTCCCCCGGATCGAAGGGGTCCGATAATTTTAAAGCGTATTCGATTGCAGCGTTGTACTGCTGGCGCATAGCTTCTACGGCTTCATTGCGCAGGTCTGATTGAATAGGATCACCTTGCATTACATCGCGTACCGCACAACCCGAACGCACAAGCGAGGGAGTAAGAACGGGTTTTTTTGGGGGAAGTTGTTCGGCATACACTTCGGGTATATCTTCCCACGCGCCAAGCTCGTGATTGAAGTGTTGTAAACGAGCCGAAGCTAGAGTCATTAACATACGAATTTCATATGCCATAAATTTTGTCCCATAGGTAAAAGGTGACCGCCGAATTTTTCACGGCATGGTGTAATGTGTACCGATATAAACGCCAGTTTTCCAGCTTCCAGCACCCAATCCGCACATATACGGCGGCAAGTTCTACGTCAGTAGGATTAAACTTTTGAGGGAATCGAATCTCTGCGAGTCTCATAGCGGCCCCTTGCGTGCGGCAAAAATTTTATCCGACAGTTTGCGAGTCGCCGCGCCATGATATCGGCACAATTCACCTTGTGTACTCGTAGTCCAGATACTTAGGATTTCGCCGGATTCTAAAGCATAGGCAACACCAGCTTTGTACATTGCGACGGCTTGTTTGCTCGTCCAGCGCCCCGGCAGCGGGCCGAGGCGTGACGTTATGGCGTAAATCATAATGCAGCCTTCGTTGCGTTCAGTGTGGAGTTATCTTAACTGACGAGGTCGTCAGGATTCAAGTGCACTGCGTCACAGTATTTGCAGTCGCAGCCCTTGCGGCATACCACACTGTTAATCTGCAAGCGGTCAGTATCCGCAAATACGTCGCGCGGGTAACGCCGAGGCGCATGCGGATCATCAGGCGTCAAACCTTTCATCCCCAATGATTCAAAATCGCACATAGGACCGCTCACACACTAGCATTATCTCGCGGGTATCAAGAGGCACACATCCGCTGGCTTTCACCGCCTTCGTGATTGTCGCGATAGGCGTGCCGGCGCAAATCGCTTTGGTAACGTAAGGCGTTGCCTCCCACGTCTCGCGCATCTGCCGGCATTCTTGAGGGACCACCGGTAGTATTAACATCGTGTCGGTACTGCTAACGTGCATCCAAATAATTAACGCCCACATGCGAGTAAATCCTTATATCGTAGAGGTTGAGTAAGTTTGTTCATAGGTGAGTAGTCGAAACTGTGGGTACGAGGCGAGCCCGCGACCAACGTTTCAGGTTCGTCAGTGTACGCTTGAATCCTACCGTCGATCACGACGGCCCACAGTTTCATCGTTTGCGAATCGTGGACGCGGCGCGGTTGGACTTGGAAAAAGCGTATTGCGGTGTTCATGGGGCTGTATCGTACTGACGGTGTCGTCAGGTATCCGCGTGATGCGTCACAGTTTGAATGTTTAGGGTTGATGACGCTTGCGACTGCGCGAATTCTTCGCCGCTAGCCTCACGAGCGCCCCGCAGTGGTTCAAATTCACAAGCATCATCAACCATAAACACACGGGGGCTGGGGGAACCAAAACCCCCGTGTGACACTGTAACGGAATTATAATTTGTCGATTGTTGCACCTCCTTTTTCGTTAATAAAAATTCCGACATTTTCCATATCTCGTTGGCTTTTCTTTACTCTCTTACGCGCCGCAATCGCCAAGTTAGCTACCCGTTTTAAATGGCCGGAGAGTATTAATGCTTGATCGGGGTCAAGCGCTATGTGGCGTACAGGAGCCTGCCAATCAATCAGCACTTGCATTGCTCTACTCACACCGACTTGATATTTGAGTTCGGGCGTTGCTGACAGTTCCGATGGCTTTGCAGATGTCGTATCATTGACTATTGCTTTTAATCCGCCATCTACGCCGGGTACACCTTCGTGATACAATTTGTCGCGAGCGCGTTGGGCTTGCTCCGGGGTGATTTCAGATAACCTCAATCCTTGTGCTTTAAGTAATGCGACACGATGCATTGGCTTCTTAGGGCACATTGGACACCACGAATCGGAGAATTCACCGCAATCGGTGTGTTTGATAGGACACGCATAGATAATCATCATTTGGCCTTTTTAAGAGTCTTGTGTACTTCACGTAATCCGAGCGCGATATGATGTTCTACCGTCTTTTCGCTTAAATGGTACTTCTTAGCGAGCTGTCGATAGGAAGCGCCAAAAAAGACACGTTGCGAAAACACCGCTTTACATCGTGGAGGTAGTAAATTAATTGCTTTACGCAGCGCTTCGGTTTGTTCTAAACGGATCAACAATTCATCGGCCGGCTCGTTGGCCGCTAACATTTCCGCAAAGTCATCGCAACGATCAAACTGTACTAACCTATCGTGTCGACAGGAATCCAAAGCCATGCGTTTCGCAACTGTGAATAGGAAAGCCCGAGGTATTTCTAACTTATCCATATTCACTAGCGTTTTTATAAATGCCTCTTGTGCAATGTCGCTGGCAGTTTCATCAGAATGCACGAAACGCTTGATGTAACGACACAAGTCATTGTAGCTACTGACGAACAAGTTAGTTACTGAGTCTTTGATAGCCATCACACCACCTCGTTTTAAAGATCAGGCGATATTCCCAAACCGGTGCTCCGATTTCTTCCGCTTCACTGTAGGTTGGGGCATACGCATCCACTCAATAACGTTGAGCCACTCCACACTATCGCAACCGACGGTATCGAAGTGCTCGCCGTGTCTATCAGTATGTGTACGTTTCGCGTGTCCAACTTCTTTACCATCGGACACCAAGACCTCAGCGCCATAAGGAGGCACACCTTTCTTAATATTTGTCCATCTCATAGTAAGCCTGCTTTCGTTAGTGATTGAACCAAGGGTGACTTAGGGCGTTTGATGTGTCGCAGCGGTTCCCATAGCTGATTGGCGTCACGCGCCTCTTGCTCGATGATACCGGTGCGGCTACGACGTTCGGGCCGCGCCGGGCGTGTTATACGTCCGTGTGGGCACATGATTGTTTCAAACCCGCGACGAAAACCGCGCGTTGTATAAGGACGGTCCTCAATCGCTTCAATCACAGCATCAAAACCTTTCTTGCCGCCGATACGCGCAGTGTCACCCACTTTCCAATCACGCGACTCTAAGTCTTCAACGCGATACGCCGGCGCTTTGTTGTCGAAAATTTTCGCGGCCCACTCTTGCATTTGTTGCTTGAGCATTAATGAGTGGCGCGCCGTAGCTTCCGATTTGTAAATTTCCGTTTTCACAGCACGCAATTGATACTCTTCGGAGCATTCGGCAAACGGTACGATCTTCATTTCGCTTGCGGTATAAGTGCGGTTACCGCGCTTTACAACAGCCTTAACATACTCGCCGTTCCATGCTTCAAGCGGCGTGCACGTGCCGGCTTTCAACTCTTCGACTTTGGCGGTTGCAGCTTGAGCGCGTTCAAAATATCTTGAAATCACCCCGTCGGTAAGCGCACGTGAGATGTGCAGTGAAGGTTCGCTGGAACCGGGGCAAGTACCGTTAAAATAGCCATGTACCACATCATAGCCGTGCTTCGCGATCAACCCGGTTTGTGTGTCAATCGCCTGTACACGCAAGCAACATTGACAATGTCCTCTGTGCGTGTGAGTGCTCATTGTTTACTATTTCCGTCAGTTTCGATTAAAGGGGTTGCAACACAACGACAATTGAAATGCTGCGGCGGTCTCGGCCGATTTCTTTCGGCAATCGCCTTTAGCAAACGGCGGCGATATAGAAAATCAGGTTCCAACCCAAACCAACGACGAGGCAAGCCAAAAGCCTCCCCAATGCGCGTTAGATAAACATCTTTGGCTTTCCGTGTGTACCCTTCGCGCGTGTGAGTGCTCATGCTTGAATCACTCCATAAAGGCTATTATGGCCTTTGTGCCAAATCTCAACATTGTTACGCAACTCGTAGCAGCAACCGTTCCTGTTGAGATGAGCAAGAAAGGATTCTACAGATTCAATAACTTGCACAAGCATCCCGGTAGTAATAACTTGCATGGTGCAGCCCTCGTTGCGTTTCAGTGTGGAGCTATCTTAGCCTGACGAGGTCGTCAGTGTAAAGTGACTTGCGTCACAATTTCTACTAACTGGCCATAATCGTTAGTCACCCATTTAGTTTTAGGAAAACCAACACAGCCGCCGCGCCACTCTTGCAAATAAGAGAACCACGTAAATACCCAAATCTCGCTTGTATGGGCTGCGAGGTATTCAAATAGGTACAAACGACGGCCGGTAAAAAAACGCATTTTCATAATGTCGACCTTTTCGTTCAGTGTGTTCATACTATACTGACGACCTCGTCAGGATACAAGAGGACCCCGTCACAAAAAAACGCCCCGGTTATGGGGCGTTGAAAAGGGAGCAATGTCAAATAATTATGCGTGCGGCTGACCATCACCAGGGTGATCCGCTTCCGATACAGGCGGCTTACGTTTGGTTCCTTTGGAAGGTGGCGTTGATTCAGGTGGCGTTGATTCAGGTGGCGTTGATTCACTGCTTAACACAACATCTTCAACGTGTGAACTTTCGTCGACAATGATGCTGCTTGTAGGCTCGCACATCAGCGCGGTACGTTCGGCTTCAACAGCAGCATTCTGCACCTCTTGTACGGCAGCCTCTAGGCGTTCAATCGCCTGCGAGCCTAACATAGCCGGTTTGGTATAACGTTGAATCAAGGCCAGCAACGCCGCACGTGCGGCTTGTATTCGTTCGCTCATAAAAAGGCTCCTTAAAGTGTAGATGAAAACGTCCGCAGGCTACCACATCTTCAAATCTGACGCCCCTGTCGATCAATAAGAAGGTGCCCATTGATCGCGCGGCCGTTCGGTTACAGGCGTCCAGCAGTATAAGCTGTCAGGATTCCACGGTAATGACATGTCGCGGATGTAGTAGCGCGTGTGGTGATTAAAATCATGCGAGCTACCATCAAGCATTTGTGCACGTATAAATGCTAACGCCGTCTTACGTAGATGAAAGCCCCTTTTCGATAGAGGCACCGCAACGCCTCGGCTGTTAACCCAGTACACACCGTAAGGACGTTTTAAACGCATCCCAGGCGATTGTTCAAGGCCGACAGGCTCTTCGGTCGGCTTAAAGAATCCTATATCCCCGCTGCTCATTGTTGCCCCCGGTTGTGCTTGTAAAACGCTTCAATGCATTGTTGCAAGTAGGTTTCTAATGCGCCGAATTCGGCTTGTGTACTGTCGGAAGGCACCCACAACTTAGGGCATATGTATGCTGACAAGTCTTTGCGGAAGGGGTGCCGACGCGGTAGATACCGATTCATGCACGCTACGCAGCCACCGCCCGACACGTAGCGTTGATCGACATGCCCTTGTTTGCAAGGCTTACCTGTAAAGAACTTTATGCGGCCCTGCGTGTAAGCCTGTTCGCGGGTGATTAGCTCGTGTGCTTGTGTGGTCATGGCGCGCTCATTAGTAGGTTCAATATCTAAATTGTCGTTTATTTACACGTGATAGTCAATCCGTATACGTTAGAGCCGGGGCCGCCGTCCCGACTATAGGCGTTTTTCATCCCCTTTTGGCTGTCCTATAAATGAATAGTTAGATATCCTTTTAACTTGCATCTTGTGTCTTCTTCTTCTACTAAATAAATATAAATTCGCATCAAGAGTAAACATCTAAATAACTATTCATTTATAGGACAGCCAAAAGGGGATGAAAAACGCCTATAGTCGGGACGGCGCGCAGGATGTTCTACGCTAACGGTAGGATTCGTTTCGTATGCTTGATGTGGGCGCGACGTAGCGCAGCGCTAACGCTAGAAACTAATAAAAACTAAATGGTGCAATATGTTGCGCTAGGCATTGTGGGTGTTGTAGGGTTAGACCCATGTCAACCCCAAGGCAACAACTTGCAAACGTAAACCCCGACGATGTGGACAACATCGAAGGTCCAACGCTGACCGCTAAACAAGATCGGTTCGCACAAGTGTGGGCGCGTACAGATAGCAAATCGGCAGCCTATCGTGAGGTGTACGCACACCCCAATACGTTGCCTAATACCATCTGGGTGCAAGCCTCACGCATCGCCGATCTTCCGCAGGTTAAGGCCCGATATCATGTGCTGCACGAGGAAGCCGCAAACGAAACGTTGTTGTCGCTGCGTGAGGCATTGCAGTGGCAGATCGACATCGCAACCGCGGACCCTAACGAGCTGGTGCGCGTAGTGGCTTACAACTGCCGCCACTGCCACGGTATTAACTATGAGTATCAATGGAAAGATGAGGACGAGTACGTTAACGCGTGTGTTGAGACAATAGACAACAAACTCAAAAAGACGCCAAGCGAGGCTGGCGGTTACGGCTTTGTTGGTAATCTTCCTCCGACACCCACGTGTCCACACTGCTACGGCCAAGGCATTGAGCACACATTGATTGCAGACACTACGAAGCTCACAGGGAAAGCGCGCAAGTTATATGCGGGTGCGGAGCAAGATCGATGGGGCGTGATTAAAATCAAGATGCACGATCAAGATGCAGCGTGGGATAAAGTGTTACGCATGCGCGGCGCGTATAACGACAAGCTCGACTTGCGCACCCCTCAACAACGAGCGGCTGAGACTGCGCGGCAGAAGTTGCCTGATGACATTACAATTGAAGATGCAAGCAAGGCTTACATCGCATTGTTAGGCTGACATGCTAGTCAGTGTTGCGCCCGGTCGGATAATCCTCCCGTATTCGTTGGCCGCACCTTCGGACGTTGTTATAGACGCCCCGCGTATTGTGACGCCCTACGCTATCGACTGGAAAAACCCCGATTACCTACCGATATGGAAGATACGCGCCGAGCGTCTAGCGAAGCTGCGCGCCGACGAACAGTTGTTGCAAAAGGTGCGCTTCTATTATCGCAATGGACACTTTGCGGATTTTATTAACGATTGGGGTGTGACGATTGACCCGCGTATCATCGGGCGGCCAACCATCATGCCTATGATGCTGTGGCCCAAGCAGCGCGCTTTTATCGATTTTCTCTACCGCAAGTGGCGCGAGGGTGACGACGGTACGTGCGTCAAGTCCCGTGATGTGGGTATCTCATGGCTTGCGATGGGTTTTGCTTCAACGTTGTGTATTTTCTACGACGATGTGTCTGTTGGCTTCGGTAGTGAAAAGGAAGACAAGGTCGACCGCAGCGGCGATCCTGACTGCTTATTCTACAAAGGCCGAATGTTCTTGCAATACCTGCCTGATATCTTCCGCGCAGGCTGGAACCTCAAACAGTACAGCGCACACATGCGCCTTACGTTCCCGCAGACGGGCTCGTCTATCACCGGTGAGGCCGGCAACAACATTGGACGCGGTGGTCGTAAGTCGGTTTATCTAGTAGATGAGTCGGCACACATTCCCAACCCAAAGGCGATAGACGCGTCATTGTCAGCAAACACGAATTCGCGTATTGATATGTCGAGTGTGTGCGGCATGGCGAACAGCTTCGCCGAACGCGCGCACAACCCAGCTATTGTGAGGTTCGACTTCTCTTGGCAGGACGATCCGCGTAAAGATGCTGCATGGGAGAAGAAGAAACGCGAAACACTCGACCCTGTTATCTTTGCGCAAGAATACGATAGGAATTTCACCGCGTCGATTGAAGGGCAAGTTATCCCTACTGAATGGGTCGCCGCTGCTATCGATGCTCACTTGTTGTTCGGCTTGACACCACAAGGTAACCGACGCGGCACACTTGATGTTGCAGATAGCGGAAAAGATGCTAATGCGTTTTGTATTGGGCGCTCGTTCCTCGTTGAGTCCGTGGAGTCGTGGCGCGGTTCAGCCGATCTCGATATCTACCATAGCGTAGAGCAATCGTTTTTGTTTTGTGATACGCACGGTATTCCTGAGTTTTATTATGACGCCGACGGCTTGGGCGCGGGTGTGCGCGGTGATGCTCGTAAGATTAACGAAGCACGTGCAGCCAAAGGTGGAAAGGGGATCACCGTACTTCCTTTCCGAGGTTCGGGTGAAGTGCACGAGCCTGACGTGATTGTGCTCGGTACCGAACGCACAGCGCTTGATTTCTTCGAGAACGCTAAGGCGCAAGCCTGGTGGATGCTGCGGCAGTATTTCCAATACACCTACCGAGCGGTTGAAGCGTTCAAACGTGGCGAGGTATGGGACATCGATGTAAGCCAATTTATCAGCATCGCCAGCGGCTTCACTTTGCGCGCCCGTTTAACGGTCGAACTGTCGCAACCGGTGTGGGCGTTGTCCAAAAACGGTAAGGTAATGGTCGATAAGTGTCCTGTAGGCACTAAGACTGAGGTGCGCAATTCGATAGCCTCGCCAAACCTCGCTGACGCCGTTATGATGCTGCGCGCGCCTCGCTACGGCGTCCTGTCTATCAACCCCGCCTTGTTGGCCGCAACTGCCGCTGTGCAGCTTGGCGCGAGGCGTTAGGAGCTTCAACCCATGTCTACGCCTCTTAATTGGTTACGCGGAAAATTGCGCGCATGGCTGGGCGTCCCCGTGGGAGCGCAGGACACGTCAAAGAAAGATGAACCGCAGCACATCAAGATTCACCCATCATTGATGGCGCAAACGTTGGTGAAAGCAGGCGAACAATACATCACCTATCGCAAGGTAGCCCCGCCGGTTCTGCCGGATAACGTGCGTGGCGCGTTTGTCTACGATGCGACAAAAGACCCTGGACGACTCGGGCCGCCGGTGCTGGCTATGGATGACGCACAAACCGCGCCGGCATGGGCTTACCTAAATCAAGCCAATTGCGGCATGGGTTTCCCTGGTTACGGGTATCTAAGCGAACTGTCGCAACGTAGTGAGTACCGCGCGCCAGTTGAAACGATTGCAAGCGAGATGACGCGCGAATTTATTGATGTCACTGTCAAGGGCAAGGCTAGCAAAAAGAAACGCGAGAAACGTGGCGAACAGGTTGCGGAAGATGAAGCGCTAGACGAGGGCTTAGAGGACAAGCTAGAACAAATGGAAACAGCAATAGACGAGTTCAAAATACGTGATCACTTTCGTCAGATTGCTGAGCACGATGGTTTTTTCGGTCGCGGTCAGTTGTTTATTGATGTTGATACCGGCAGCGCGAATCCTGACGACATCCGCCAACTACCGCTAATCGTGAGCCCTGAAACGATTAAGCGAGGTTCACTCAAGGGCTTTAAGGTGGTGGAGCCAATATGGACTACGCCGTACGCATACAACTCTACTGATCCCACGCGCGGGGATTTTTACAAGCCGTCGGCGTGGTTTATGATCGGCAAGCGCGTGCATGCTTCGCGCTTGCTCACGTTCGTGTCACGTGAGGTGCCGGACATTCTCAAACCGGCCTACAATTTCAGCGGTTTGTCGATGTCTCAGTTGATGGAGCCTTACGTGTTCCAATGGTTGCGCACCCGTAACAGTGTGTCGGACCTTGTGCACAACTTCTCTGTCATGGTCCTAAAAACGGACATGAACGCAGTATTGCAAGGTGGTGCCGGCGGTGCCGAGGCTGGCACAGGTTTACTAGATCGCGGCAAGTTATTTGTAAACACACGCGATAATCAAGGTTTGACGATGATCGACAAGAATCGGGAAGAACTTGTCGAAGTGCATGCGAGTCTTGCAGGACTCGACAAGCTACAAGCGCAATCACAGGAACATATGGCGGCCCCCTCGCATATGCCTTTGGTGAAGCTGACGGGTATTACGCCCGCCGGTTTGAATGCGGATAGCGAAGGTGAGATTCAAGTGTGGTACGACTGGATTCGCGCCGATCAGATTTTTTTCTACGGGCCGCATCTTAAGCACGTGTTAGATATTTTACAGTTGCATTTATTTGGCGAGATTGAACCGGCAATATCATTTACGTTTGTGCCGTTGAAAACGCCAACTGTCAAAGAACTGGCCGAGATTCGCAAGAGCAACGCGGAGACTGATGGTATATACATCGACAAGGGCGTTGTTAGCCCTGATGAAGTGCGGGAACGTGTGGCGGCCGATCCTGATAGCGGATACAACAATTTGTCGGGCGATGCTCCCGGACCTCCTGAGGCCGAGCTGATGCAACAGGAACACGCCCTTGGTCAAGAGGGAGCCGAGGCGGATCACGCACGCGGTAAGGAGATGGCGACGGTGCAGGCTAAATTAAAGCCCGCGCTGGCTAAAACTGGTAAGGGTTGACGAGGTCGTCAGGGGTGCGTTAGGGTGCGGATATGAGAAGTGTTGTACATGTACCACCCGGTTTCCAAGACCAGCACAAACCCCATATAACAAAGGTTGACGGCCTTTGGTGGGCTATCTGGCCGAATCATACTACGATGCCTAGCGATGACGATTTAGAACGCATATATCGCCCTTACACGAACAAGTTGAACGGCATCACCATGCCGCAACCCAAGTCACTGCTGTATGACCCGCACCCGGTGATTCAATGAAAGCAGGCGTTTACATCATCACTTGCTTAGTTAATCGAAACGTTTATGTAGGATCAAGTAAGAACTACAAAACGCGACTTTCTAACCATTTTAGTAGGCTGCGTGCGGGTGTCCACGCTAACCCGAAGCTGCAAGCATCGTTTGATAAATATGGGGCGGAGCGTTTTAACAGTTGTGTGCTGCTGATTTGTAAACCTGAAAATTTGTTATGGTTTGAGCAGCGCGCTATAAATGTGCTGCGGCCCTCTTTTAATATCGCTAAACACGCGGACGCCCCAAATCGAGGGCGGGTGTTTTCTGCGGAAGTAAGGGCTAAGGTGTCTGCACGTTTAAAAGGCAATACCTATACGCTCGGATATAAAGCAAGCGCCGAAACTAAAGCTAAGCTGTCAGCTTTGCGTCGCGGTAAAAAACTGCCGGCACGAGGTGCACTTAGCATCGAACACCGTGCGATAATTTCCCAAACTCATAAAGGCCGGAAACATTCGACGATTCACCGTGCGCGAGTTAGTGAGGCTAAACGCAAATGGTGGGCAGATAAAAAGGCGGCGGCATGCGCAAGTTAAGGGCTTCAACTAGAAAACCTATTGTTTGCGAGCCTGTATGGCCGAATCAGGGGGTTAAAAACTGGTACGACACAAAGCTCGTTGAAATGATCAACGAAGCCGAGCGCGGCTTGCGTAGCGCCCTCGCCTATCTGTGGCGCGATATCCCGCCGCTATTCACGCACGACGAAGCGCTCGACGTTGAAGCCGACGCGGCCGGCGTCATGTACGTTTGCGGCAATCGTATCTTGCTAATGCGCCGCACTGACGGGTTAGGCTGGGCATTTCCCGGCGGCAGCGTTGAAGAGAACGAGACCGCAGAAGCCGGCGCACGTCGTGAGGCATTCGAGGAAACATTGCACCCCTGTAATGGTTTGCTTGAGTTCGTCAGTATGTGGCGGCGCGACAAGTTCCACTTCGCTACATTCACAACAGAAGTTCCCGAAGAATTCACGCCAACGCTGAATAGCGAGCACGATGCTTTTGTGTGGGTAACTCCCTACGACGCAATGGACATGGAGTTGCACGCCGGATTACCCTTTACACTTGGCGAGTATGCGCGACGCCTTGCGCATGATGCCCCCAGCTCTACAAAGGCGCTGCAAGCGTTGCTCGCGAAGTGGAGCAAGCAAGTAATTAAACGGTTTGACCTTGCGTCGTTTGACCTTGCGAGTAACTTCGCATCTCGTAGCGTGATCGCTACACAAACAGCCATGATGTCGCAGCTAAAAAACGCAGGCTTTACCGTGGCGTTTAAACCTACGATGAAAAGCATGGAAGCATACAAGGCCGTGACCGCTGAAAACGTTGCGTTGATCAAATCGATTCCGCGCAAGTGGCATGAGCAGGTAGAACAGAAAGTTTGGAGCGCTGTACGCAACGGCTCCGACTTGAGCAAGCTATCGGTTGAGCTTCGCAAGGCGTACGGTTCTACAACTAAGCGCGCGGCGTTGATCGCTCGTGATCAAAACGCTAAGGCGAAAGCTACGATTGAACGGGTGCGCCAACAAGAATTAGGCATCACGCGCGGTATTTGGATGCACTCACATGCCGGCAAAGAACCGCGGCCTACCCACGTGGTGATGAATGGCGAGCAGTACAACTTGAATCAAGGCATGTACGATAGTGACGAGCAAGCTTATGTGCACCCCGGTGAGTTGATTTATTGTCGATGTTCCATGCGTCCTGTGATCGAAGGCGCGCAAGAATACGCGGATACCGACGACGAGCCGACAAACGTTATGCTGGGCGCTGCTCTGCGCAATGCGGAGCAAAACGTAGGAAAGCCGCGCGCTGCTGAGATGCGCGTCATACTGCAAGAGTTGTATGATGTGCGCAAACGTTGGTCTGGCGCTGACGAAATGCAGCTACGCACCGAGGTCATGGGTTTTTTGAACAGTGGGGTTTAATCATGTCGCGATTGACGCCGGAGCAAGCCGCCGAGCAATTGCTAGATACTGCCCAAACATTAGACGAGGTCGTCGGTGAAGGCATTGACACATTGCCGCGTGAATGGTGTCACGATTTAGACACGCGCGTTATGTGCTGTGAGTCTTGCGGCTGGTGGGTTGAATCGGATGAAATCGACGACGACGGCAACTGCGAGGATTGTGCAACATGAGATTAGCGAAAGTAACCTGCGTCAGCCCTAACGGCGCAACCGTTTGCATTGAAGCGACTGGCGAGCAAGGCTTGCGCATGGCGTTCGAGGAAGCCGCCCAAAGCGGCATCATTGGCGTGCTTGATTTAGACTTGCCGCCGATGGTTGACAACCCCACATCACCGCACCCTCGTGTAATGGCTATCGTGCCGGCAACGTGGGGCGTTGTTTACGATTGGGAACATACGGAGCTGTTGAAGTCATGAACCTGCACGACCGCGCCGAGTTCGAGAAGCAACTCACGCGATACCTAAGCGCACACAACACGCTGCGCGAGCATAACGCGCGGGTCGACCTTGTTAACTGGGTGGCCAAATACGCCGATGAACAAGTTGCGGCGACTGTGCGCCTTGCGTGGGGCGTGCCTACATCAATCGAAGACAGTTTAGGCGGCCCCTAGCATTCACCATAACGGCGCGCTACACTCGCGCCCCATGCTTGCCTTTGATCGCTCAGTATTAGATCGTGATGTGATTGCGCTGGATCGTGCAAGCGCGCGTACGTTTGACGCTGA